CCGCTCCGACCCGCGCGTCACCGTCCGGCATGACCAGTGGGACGCCGACCCCTGGGCGCTCAACACGCCCGGCGGCGTCGTCGACCTGCGCACGGGCGGCGTCCGTCCACACGACCCCGCCGAACGGCACACCCGCATGACCACCGTCGCGCCCGACCCGGACGCCGACCCGCGCGCGTGGCTGACCTTCCTCGCCGACACGTTCGGCGGGCGGGCCGACCTGATCGGCTACGTCCAGCGCCTCGCCGGGTATTCGATCACGGGCGCGGTCGCCGACCACGTGTTGCCGTTCTGCTATGGCAGTGGTGCCAACGGGAAAACTGTCCTGTTGGAAGTGCTCGGCGCCATCCTCGGCGACTACGCGCTCACCTCGCCGTCCGGGTTCCTGATGGCGCGTCAATTCCCGGCGCACGAAACCGAGATAGCGCGATTGTTCGGTGCACGGTTCGTGACCTGTTCGGAGATCAACGAGAAAGACAAATTCGACGAGGCGCGCGTGAAACTACTGACCGGCGGCGACACGATTACCGCCCGGTTTATGCGGCAAGATCATTTCTCGTTCAGACCGTCACACCACCTATGGTTGATGGGCAATTATCAGCCGAGTGTCACGGCCGGTGGCCCCGCATTCTGGCGCCGGTTGCGTGTTATTCCATTCGATCACATCGTGCCCGTGGAGCAGCGGGACGCGGCGCTCGCCGCCTCGTTGATCGCGGCACACGGCGCGGCCATCCTCGCCTGGCTGGTGTCCGGCGCGGTCGCGTACATCCGGAGTGGACTCGACGAACCGGGCGACGTGGTGACCGCGACCGACCACTACGCGCACGACCAAGACAGCGTGGCGCGGTTCGTCGAAGACGCGTGCCGGGTCGGTGGCGGCGACGCCGTGAAACTACGCACCGGAGTTGTCCGTGCCGCGTATGAGCGATGGTGCGCGAGCGAAGCACTGTCCCCGGTGGACGGGCCGCGCCTCACCATCGCGTTGAAGCTGATCACTGGAATCGGTGCTATCCGGTCAAATGGGGCGCGGTTCTACACGGGACTCAGTCTCGCGGACACCTTCAATGGTTCAGCGCTCAACCTTCCGGGTGGCCAAGAATGAGTATGCGGCGAGTTAACAGTGCCGGTCAGGTGCGGCACTGGCCCCGTCACCGGCACTGTCCACAGTGCCGCACCTCAAGTGTTCGGCCCTTCGCGTGCGCGCGCGAAGCGGTGAACGCTGAACCACCGGCACTGAAGATCATTAAGTGCCGCACAGTGCCGCATTTTCTCTACCTATCAGCGAATCTCAAGATCTTGATAGGCCCGTTAAACAGGAAGTGCGGCACTACCGGCACTGTGCGGCACTGCCCGGCACTGTCGAGGCGATCGGCGTGACGTACCTGGTGACAAGTTCGCCGACCGTCGAACAATGCCCGCGATGTTCGCGGCTACGGCTGACCGGACTCGCCGACGGCGTGCCCTACCGCGTCGACCCGATTCCGCTCACCGCTCACGCAGAGCTACGGGCGCTTGTGGACGGTGGCGCGAGCTGGTGCGTGATCGCGGGCCGCCTGTGCTGGCGATCTCCCGAGCACATTCGCGGCGACGCCCGCCGAGGCCGCCCCGCCGTGTTCGCGGATCACCGATGCGCGCATCCGGTCACGGCGGCCGACGTCGAACCGTCACAGGTGGCCGGTGTCGCCCGCCTGTTGTCCTCGCTTGCCCGGGAGTCGGAATTCAGCGCCCCGGAAATGGCCGCATTCTCGGCGCTCGCGAATCAGCTCGGCGCGCGTGTCGTCGCGGATTCTGATGAACCACCATTCTGAGACAAGGGGAACTGGCTATGTGGACGTGTGGCGGATGTATCGCCGAATGGTCCGGGTTCGCGGTCGCGCATTGCGGGGCGTGTCACCGGACGTTTGCCAGCGTGCGACTGTTCGATATTCACCGGTCGCCGGTCGGCAAACACGGGACGTGCCGCAACCCGGAACGCGTGACCGACCGCGACGGCAAGCGGGTGTTGTTCTGGCGGGACGGCGCGTGGCGCGGTCGGCCGATGACCGACGCCGAGAAGCGGCACGCCCGCGCTCGCCAAAATGAGGGCTCGAACGCGCCGGGTGACGTGTGAGTACCGGAAACGCTCGCAGACGCGCCTACGGCGACAGCGTGAGCCAGCAAACGGCACGTGAGAGGAAACGGCGAGCACAGATGACAGATTACGACCAGTTGCCGATCGGGCCGTCGCGTTACGCGCTCTCGTGGTGTGAGCGATACGGGTTCGACCCGGACACGTGGGTGGCGCGGCACGATGGCAAGTTCCGCGTTCCGCTGCATCGCATCGCGGACACGGTGCGCCAGGACGGTGACGAGTGACCCCGCAATCGGCTTCGGCGCGCGGCAAAGCGAACAACGCCAAGGGAAAAAAGGCGGAACGGGACATCGCCCGCTGGTTGCGCGAACACGGGTTCGGTGTCGCGGAGCGCACCATCCGAACCGGCTACAGCACCAAGGACCGACGCAGTAGCGACACGGGCGACGTGAGCACGATCGGTGTCTGCTGGCAAGTCAAAGACGTCGCCGAACGCGAGTGGTACCGCGTACCTGAGTGGCTAGACGACACCGCGCACCAGCGTGTCGCATGCGCCGCCGACCTCGGGATACTCGTCATGAAACGCCACGGTCACGCCGACCCTGGCCGCTGGTGGGCGTGGCTACCGCTGAACGCCATCGTGACGGACACACTGAACGCGGCGATCCCGAGCGTGTACGACGTGCCGGTGCGCTTCGCGCTCGCCGACCTCGTGTCCATCCTGCGCACCCTCGGATACGGAACGGAGCAACCCACGTGAACCCGTGCGCGCTCGGCTGTACCACCCGCGACGGTGACCCGTTTCCGGCACCCGAGGGATACCAGATCTGCGACCGGTGCGTGCTGCGTGTCCGCGAGACGATCAACGACATCGTGACCCGCTACACAGCCGTGCTGAGTCTGTGGGCGAGCCTGCCCGCCGCCGAGGCCACCGACCGTGCCGCGCCCGGATTCCATTCGAGCCCGCCCGGCGACATTCACATGATGGCGCTCCGCGACCCGCGCACGGTGGCGATCGAGCCCGGTGACCTCCGCTCCGCGATCGAGGTATTGCACGCGTGGGCGCGAATCCTGCGCGGACATCGCGGGCTCAGCGCGCCTGCCGAACCGATCACGGTAGACAGCGAATCCGCCACGCTGCTGTTTCACGCCGACTGGATTTACCGGGAATGGCGTCCGGCCGTCATCCGCAATTACGTCACCGAATTGAGCGAGACACGCGGACAGTTGCTGGCGGTGACGCGCATCGACGATCCGCCGCGCATCGTAGGCCGGTGCACGAATCGCGTTGACGGGCAACGGTGCAACACGACGCTGTATGTGCCGCGCCACGGCGCGATGATCCGGTGTGGACGTTGTCCGGCCACCTATGACGGCGCGAAGCTGATCACGCTCGCGCTCCAAGTACACGAGGAGATCGACAGTGAACGTGGGGCCTGATCTGGCGATCCTGTTTGTACGCGGCAGCGGTGAGGCATGTACACATTCGACACTGCGATCGTGGGTTCATCGCGGCCACATTCGCCGCTATCGAAGCGGCTACTCGCTCGTCGAAATAGCCGCCTACCTCGTCAAACGTCAGGCAATTGACGGAACGCGTGGCACGTGCAACGCTCACGAACGGATCACCCTGCGCTGACCTCCCCCGGCTGTGTGGGGTGATCCAACTCATGCGACATCCCGCGAACATCGCTCGCCACGTCAACCGTGATGTCGGGCAGCGTGCCGCCGACCGTGTCACGGGATTCATGGGCTCGTGGAAATTCATCGGTGTACAGAGCGCGTTCATTCTCGTGTGGATCACGTTGAACACGATCGCACTCGTGGCGCACTGGGACGCGTATCCGTGGATTCTGCTCAACCTGTTGTTCAGTGTGCAAGCCGCATACGCGTCGCCACTGATTCTGCTGGCACAGAATCGTCAAGTAGAACATGATCGTATTGCCGCTGAACACGACGATGACGTGAACTGCGAAGCATTGCGGTTGATACAGCAGATGCACGCCGCCATTGTCGCGCAACGTACACCGTTGACCGCAGACGATGGCACTGTCCCAATGACACAGACGGGCGAGGGTGAGTAGTTGTGGGTGGCACACCGAGTAAAGGCACGCCCGCCGACAAACGCCTGGGTAAGAACAAGGGCAGCGGTGGCAAAGGCACTGGCAACAGTGGCACCGGTACCAGCGGTGGCGCTCAGCCGTCGCGGAAGTAGTGCGCCATGCCTGGCCATTGGGTCGGCAGCACGCGACGCACACGACTACCGCACGGCTGGGCAACCGTCACCGTGCCGCGCATCCTCGCGCGAGACCACGGCGTGTGTCACCTGTGTGGACAGTCCGGGGCGGACACCGTCGACCACATCAGACCAGGCGACGACCACAGTGACGCCAACCTCGCAGCCATCCATGATCGGAACCCCCCGCACTGCCACCGATTCAAGTCGAGTCGCGAAGGCAACAGCGCCCGGTATCGCTACACAGAGCGACGCCCGCCGGAAGCGCATCCCGGAATACGTGACGCTCCGTGACTGACGGCCAGTCGATCAAGGCCACAGATTCGGACACGGGGGTCTATACCCCCCGCCGCGGTGATCCACAGTACCGGGAGGTTGGAGGGTCACCATCCGTATCACTCTGCGTAATCAACTCAGACGTTAGGCCCTCCTCTTTCATGATCCGTCACACCCGGTAACTGCCCCCGTGTCGCGTTCGGCCAGTCCACGGTGGACTTAGCGGGTTGATCATTCCAGAACAATTGGACATATATCAGGGAAGTGAGCGCCATGGCTGGTCGTGGTTTCCCCTCCGCCGGTCGTCGGCAGCGCCCCGACCACCAGGCGACCTTGAACGCGAGCTTTACTGATCTTGCCGACGATGGCGAGGTGCGCGGATTTCCGTTGCCGGACAACGCATTGCCGGGCGGCGAAGAATGGCACCCGATGACGTTGCAGTGGTGGGACACGTGGCGCCGCTCGCCGCAAGCGCAACGCATGCTGGACACCGACTGGCAAGAGCTTCTGGCCACTGCCGTGCTCCATCACGCGATCTGGAGTAAAGGACGCTGGGAGCACGCCAGCGAAGTACGGCTACGGGTCGCGAAATTCGGTGCCACCCCCGAGGACCGGATGCGGCTCAAGCTCAACGTCACCCTGCCGGAACCGGACGAGGCCCCCATGACCGACGCGTCCGGCGCGGTCACTGACATTTCGTCGAGGCGCTCGCGCTTGTCGGGGTGACCTCATGCCGCACACCGTTGTGCACGCCGACGGACACCACCGAGCCCGGTCACTCGGGTGGCTAGCGCTGGCATGGCTCGAACACTTCTGTGTACACGGGCCTGGTGACGTGCAAGGCGATCCGGTCGTGCACGGGGACGAACAGAGTGCCTTTGTGGCCGACGCGTACGGGCTGGACGAGGACGGCAGGCTGTTGTACGACAGCGCTTTCCTGTCCCGCCCCAAAGGCGCGGACAAGTCGGGGCTCGGCGCGCGGCTCGGATTGTTCGAGGCGCTAGGCCCGTGCCGGTTCGCGGGCTGGGCGAGCGGCGGGGAAACCTACCGCTGGCAAGGTTTCCGCTACACCTACCGTGCCGGTGAGCCGATGGGCCGCGCGATCACCACCCCCTACGTCCGGTGCATGGCCACCGAGGAACAACAAACCGGCAACACCTATGACGCCGTGCTGTACAACCTCACAGACGGGCCGTTGGCCGGTACACCCGGTCTCAGCGCCGGGTTGACCCGCGTCCTGGTGCCCGGCGGCGGCGAGATCACCCCGTCAACGGCGGCGAGTGCGTCCAAAGACGGCGGGAAAGAGACCTTTGTAATATTCGACGAGTCTCATTTGTACAACACCGCCGAGTTGCGGCAGATGTACAAAGTGGTCACCCGGAATTTGCGGAAACGCAAGCGGATCGCGGGTACGTGGTTCCTGGAAACGACCACGATGTTCGCGCCCGGACACAATTCTGTCGCCGAATCGACGTACGAACTGGCCGAAACGATCAAAGAGGGTCGCGCGCTGCGTTCGCGGCTGTTTTATGATCACCGGTGGGGCGAGTGTGACGATCTCGCCGACGAACAGGCACTCCGCGCGGCCATTGTGGACGCCTACGGGGACGCGATCGAGTGGAATGACCTCGATTCGATCGTCAACGAATTCTATGACCCGCGCAGCAACGTCGCCGACAGCCGCCGATATTTCTTGAACGCCCGCACATCGGCATCGGACGCGTGGTTGGACGCGGCACAGTGGGCGGCATGCACGAAAGCACTGTCCCTGTACGACGATGACACGGTCACGCTCGGGTTTGACGGCAGTGTTCGCGATGACTCGACAGCGCTGGTCGCGGCGAGCCTCGAAACCGGGCACGTAGAGGTGCTCGGATGCTGGGAAAAGCCCGATAATCGGGGCGACGACTGGGAAGTAGACCGGATCGCGGTCGACACCGCCGTCGCCGCCGCGTTCGAGCGTTTCACTGTGGTTGCTTTCTATTGTGATCCGCCGCATTGGCAGGACTATGTGGACCGGTGGACACGTGATTTTGGGGATCGTGTCCAGGTGAAAGCGTCGGCGCAGCGACCTTTTGAATGGTGGACGAACCGTCCGAAAGTGATGGTTGATGTGCTGGCGCGGTTCCATGACGCGGTGATCGACAAGCGTCTGAGCCACGACGGTAGCTCGCTGCTCACGCGGCACGTGCTGAATGCGCGCCGTCGCGCTGGCCGTACCGGGATCACGATCGCGAAAGAGCACCCGGGCAGTCCCCGGAAAATCGACGCTGCCATGGCCGCTGTCCTCGCCTACGAGGCTAGGGCGGATTCGATCGCGGCTGGTGTCGGCGTGCGCCGCACAGCGTCCAAACGGCTGTATCGCTTCTGAGACGGGGGTCCGTTGTGGCCGTTGTCGACTTTACCGGCGTCACGGTCACCGGCACGTACACGGAGCTGGACGGCTCCCCGGCGATCGGCAATGTGACGTTCGCCGCGCAAGTCACCGGCGCCCTGCTCGACTCCACTGCGGACATCATCGTGTTGCCGGACGATCTGACGATCACCCTGGACGCCAACGGTTCCCTGAGCGTCATCCTGCTCGCCACCGACGACCCGAGCGTGTCACCGCAAGGGTTCACATACCTGGTCACCGAGCATATCGGCCGCGCCATGCGCTCCTACTCGATCCCGGTACCGCTAGGCCCACCCCTCGATCTCCGGTCGGTGGCGCCAGTCGCCCCCGTCATCCAAGGCCCGTTAACGATCGTGACCAGCGTGAACGGCGTCCGGCCCGACATCAACGGCAACGTGACCATTGATGCGCTCGGCGGCCACGGTTCCGCCTGGTTTGTCGATGACGGCGCGCCCGGCGATGTGACCGGGGCCGACCCCGGGGACTACTACCTCGACTGGGTGACCGGTGCGATTTATCAACTGAGCTGATTGGACTGGACATGGCTTGGAGTGCAACCGGCGCCAACCTCAAAGGCCCGACCGGTTCGACCGGCGCGGCAGGCTCAGCGGCCACGGTCGCCGTCGGCACTGTCACCACCCTGGCGGCGGGCGCGAGCGCCACTGTGGCGAACGCAGGCACCAGCGCGGCGGCCGTGCTCAACTTCGGCATCCCGCAAGGGACCACCGGTACCACGGGCACGACCGGTACCACGGGGGCGACCGGCGCGCGGGGCTCGTTGTGGTTCTTCGGCTCTGGTGCGCCCGGCACGGTCGCCGGGGCGGTGGTCGGTGACGTCTACCTCGACACCAGTGCGGGCGCTGTCTACCAGCTCTCCTGACCACCGGACCAGAGGGGCGTAACCGCGCATGGCTTGGACTCAAACCGGAACGCTCGTGACGACCAGTACGGGAGTGCTGCGCGGCGCACTCGTCTTCGACGTCAAGGACTACGGCGCGGTCGGCAACGGCAGCACCGACGACGCCGCCGCGATACAGGCGACCGTCACGGCCGCGACGTCAACCGGTGGCACCGTCTACCTACCGCCGGGCGTCTATAAAGTCCTGACCGCGATCGTGCCCGCGAACAACATTGCGATCGTCGGCGCGGGGATCGGCAGCACCGTCATTCAACCGGGCGCCGCCGTATGCGCGATCAACTCGGTACTGTCCGGTACGTACGTCAAGGCGACGCCGCTGACCCGTTTCACGTTGGCGCACTTGACCATCGACGGTGTCAACCAGGGCGCGACGTTCAATGTCGGCTACAAAGGTGTGTTCTGCCAGTACTTGGCGCAATGCGAGTTCGAGGATTTGACTATCCAGAACTGTATTGCGACCGGGCTCGGGATCGACTTCTTGACGCAGGGTACGGTGATCCACGCGGTTCGTGCGATCGGCAACGGGCGGCTGAACCAGGGGGGCGGTTCCGGCGCCGGTTCCAACGGGATTGGTGTCGGGACCGGTCAGTACACGGTGGAGGATTTCACGGTCTCCGACTGTTACGCGTCCGGCAACGGGCGTTACGGGATCATGATCGAGTCGCAGACCAGCGCGACCAGCTACGGCCCCCGCATCTCGAACTGCTTTTCCACCGCCAACTACAACCACGGATACGGTTCAGCGGGGGGAAACGGCGCCATCTGGTCGCATTGCGTCGCCTACGCGAACAACCTGGACGGGTTCTCGATCGACAACGGCACTGTGGGCGCGACCGCGCAACCGTCCACAGCGGACACTTATGTCGGGTGCGAGGCGATCGGCAACACGCGGTACGGGTTCTCCTATCAGCCCACCGCGAACAACGCGGTCAGTGTCGCGGGCGGCGGGAACCACACGTATTCGGGCTGCAAAAGCTACGGCAACACGTCCCTGGGCTTCAACATCAACTCGGCCGCGTCGCATCCCTGCTCCGGGTTCACCTATGTGGGCTGTGAGTCGTTTTCCAATGGTGCCAGCGGGTTTCAGGTGCAGGGCGCCAGCAACGACATCAAGATCAGTGGTTGCAAGATCAACGCGAACGGGCAGACATCCGGTACCAGCAAGGTCGGTATCCTGATCGGCGCGGCCGTGACCGGGTTGCAGATCTCTGACAACCGCGTCTATGACGATGGGTCGACGCAGAAACAAGCCTACGGTCTGCAAATCGCGTCCGGGATCACCGTCACCTCGGCGTCGCTGGTCGGCAACGATCTACGCGGCAACTTGACCGGGTCCGTGAACATGCTCGGTTCCTGGGCGTCGTCCGTAGTGGACGCGAACCCCGGCTATGACCCGCCCGCGACACGCAGCACCGGACCAGGCAGCGCGTTCCGGTTGCGCGGCGACACGGGGGCGAACTGGACCACCAATAACCCGGTGCTCGGTCTCGGCGAATACGGCTATGAATCGGATACTGGCTGGGCCAAGATCGGCAACGGCACGTCCGCCTGGACCAGTCTCGCGTACGCGGCAGCTCCGTTCGTGAATTCGGTGCCCACCGCGCGGGCCATGCAATGGTCAGCCGCGACCGGTGACCCGTCGACCCTGCCCAGCACGTTCACCCCGGCCACCGGGGTTATCTACTTCAGCCGCTGCTACGTCGACCAGGCGTACACCTCGTGCGCGCACGTGTATTGCAGCACCATCGTTGCCGGGGTCACGCTCACCAATTGCTACATCGGTGTCTATGACGTGGTGACCGGCAACCAGCTCGGCAAGACGGCCGACATATCCTCGTCTCTGACCACGATCACCGGTCTCCAAGCAAGCCTTGCGGTTCCGATCACCGGTCTTGTCTACGGTCAAGAGCTGTACCTAGCACTGCTGATCGGATCGTCGAGCACCACGCCCGGTCTGGCCGGTACCCGCGCCAACGGCGGCAATCTGGGCATGACGTCCAACTACCGCGTGCAGATCAGCGCGGGCAGCCAGACGACGTTGCCGGGCACCGTGCCGACACTGAGCCTGCCCGGCTCCGGTGCGTTCCCCGGTCTCGGTATCGGCCCGTAAGCCCGCTGTCCCGTCAGGACCGTGTCCCGAGTGCAATCGAGTACACATCGTGCGGGCGGGGGTAGCCGTGCTTGACGATGCGCCCATCGCGGGCAGCCCCGATTGGTGGCTGATGCGCCTCGGCGCCAGGCTGTCAGTGGAGCGGAAACGCTTTCACCGCTTGGAAAGCTACCACCGCGGAAATCATCCGCTCCCGTTCGGCAACCGCAAAATGCGTGAGGCGTACAAGCGGCTTCAGAAGCAGTCGCGGAGCAACTACGCGGGCTTGGTCGCGGAAGCGTTGCTAGAGCGCATGAAAGTCCTCGGGTTCCGCGCGGGTGGCAGTGCGACAGACGAGGCCGACACGACCGCCTGGTCCTGGTGGCAGGCCAACAAAATGGATGCCAACAGTGGTCTAGTCCACCGCGCGGCAGTCGTCATGTCGCGCGCCTACGTGATTGTCGGCGACCAGAACGGGAAACCCCTCGTTACGGGGGAAGACCCCCGCCAGGTCATCCACGAAAGCGACCCGGCCGACCGCTACCTGTTGCGGGCCGCGTTGAAAGTGTGGACAGACGACGTCGTGAACTGCGAGCTGGCCGTCCTCTACCTACCGGACTCGATTCACTACTACAGCTCGATTCCGACCATGACAGCGGCGACCACCGCGCAACTGTGGAAACCCGTCAACTGGGAAATCGACCTGTCCCAAGACTTCGCGCCGAATGGCGTTGCTGCCAACGAGTTCGGAGAAGTGCCGGTAGTGCCGTTCACCAACAGGCCCGACCTCGCCGGTAACGGGCTCGGCGAATTCGAGGACGTCACCGACATCCAAGACCGGATCAACACGGGAATCTTGGACCGGTGCGTGATCAGTGCCATGCAAGCGTATCGGCAACGGTGGGCTAAAGGGATCGACCTCGAAGACGCTCACGGCAACCCGCAAACCGTATTCGACCCGGGCGCGGATCTGCTCTGGGCGGTCCCCGACTCCGATGCGGCGTTCGGCGAGTTCGGCGCGACCGATCTCAGTTCGCTGATCGCGGCGACCGAATCCGATGTCACACACATGGCCGCGATCACCCGTTGCCCGCCGCAATATCTGCTCGGGTCGATCAGCAACCTGAGCGGGGATGCGTTGGCGGCAGCAGAAACCGGCCTCGTGTCCAAAGTGGCTGAACGGGAACAAGAGTTCGGCGAGAGCTGGGAAGCTGTCTACCGTCTCGCAGGCAAAGTCATCGGGGACACGATTCCCGAAGACGCCGAAGTGATCTGGAAAGATCCCCAATTCCGCACCCTAACAGAGATGGCGAGCGCGTCCGTACAACTCCAATCCGCTGGCGTCCCGTGGCGGACCCGCATGTCCATGCTGGACAAGGGCCCGACCGAGATTGAGCGGATGGAGAAAGAGCGGACCCAAGACGCGGCGGTGGCCGCAGCCGCGATGCCCCCACCTGTGGCGCCCACCGCCGCGCCGGGTTCTTCTAGCGGGGCCGTTGTGCCGGTAACGCCCGTGCCGCCCATCCCTGACGACCAGAGCTGATGCGTACGGGGGCCATTATGCGTCGTATCGCGCTGATCGTCGACGAGGCCCGGTCGCACATGGCCGTCAAGTCGGTCGTGTTCGCGGCGCTGGCGGGCGGGTTGGCGTTTCAGCCGCACCGTTTCGACCGGACACCCGCATACGCGACGTTGCTTGCCATGCTGCCACAACAGATCTGGGCCCTGATCTACGGGGTCGCGGCAGTCCTGGTCGTCGCCAGCGTGATCCGGCCACGGTGGCGGCCACTGGTCACCGTCACGCACACATTCAGTATCACGCTGCTGGCGGTGTGGTGGGTGGCGTTCCTGATCCACTGGCTGACCGACTCCAATACCACCATCGTCAACGTGCTGACGTGGGGTGTGTTCCTGTACCTGGCGACGCGAAGCGCGTGGCTTGTGGACAGTCACCGCGAGCACGATCGGCATCCGGGTGGCTCGCCATGACGCCCGTCGAGCTGACAGCGATTGTCGGCGCGGTCGTCGCGGTGATTGGCAGCATCGGCATTCCCATCTGGCTACAGAAGCGCAAAGACGCCGAAGACAAGGGACTGTCTGCCGTGGTCAGTTGGAAAGGAATAACGGACGCGCTTCAAAAAGAGCGCGACGAGTTGCGCCGCCAGCTCGACGAAGCCGACGAACGCCAGCGCCGGAAGGTCAAGACCCTGGAAGCTGACTGGCAGCAACAGATTGCCGCCGCAAAACAACGGATCACCGACCTAGAAAACGAAGTGACCGCACTGCGTCGCGCACTGCGTGACGGTGAATCCAGCACCAGCTAGCCCGCACCCCGGCATGGGGCGCGCTTCTCACTCCTGACAAGGACACCAACATCATGACCAGTACCGAAGGAACCGGCGCGTCCGCCACGGACACCGACACTTCGACCGACACCGGCACCACCGCGACCGCGACCACCGCCACCGCTAACGGCCAGGCGGACGCGGATACCGATGTGGACAAGGACTGGCAGGCCGAAGCCGCGAAGTGGAAGTCGTTGGCCCGCAAGCATGAAACGTCGGCCAAGACCAACGCGACCGCCGCGAAAAAGCTTGCCGACATCGAGGAATCGCAGAAGTCGGCGCAAGAAAAGCTACAGGGCAAAGTGTCCGAACTGGAGACCGAGATCGCGGCGCATCGCGCGCGGGAAATCCAGGCTGACGCCGTGCACGAAGCTGGCCTGGACGCCGACATGGCGCAGTTCATCACCGAGACCGAGCCGGACAAGGCACTCGCGCAAGCGAAGGCACTCGCAAAGCGTTTGGTGCCACCGAAAGCGGATCTCAAGCAGGGCGCGCGGCAGAACACGAAATCCGCAGACGACATGAATGCGTGGATTCGCAACGCCGCCGGATATTCATCGACCTAAATTCGCAGCAGCCATGACGTAGCCACGCCGGGGCGCTCTTGCTGCACACACCCCTAGGGAGTTTCGCCGTGGCTGTTTACAATCAGGGCGTTTTCCGTACTGGCACGTACGGCGGTGGTAGCGGGCCTGATCCGCTGGTGCCGGAACCCGTGTCCGCGCAAATCATTCAAGAACTGCCGAAACAGTCCGCCGTGTTGCAGCGGGCCCGGCACATCACCATGTCGTCGAAGACTCTCCGTCAGCCCGTGCTCGACGTTCTGCCGGTCGCGTATTTCGTGTCCAGTGGCAACGACACCGGGTTGAAGCAGACCACCCAGCAGCAGTGGAAGGGTATTACCCTGGTCGCCGAGGAAATCGCGGCGATCGTGCCCATTCCCGAAAGCTATTTGGCGGATGTGGACGTTCCGATGTGGGGCGAGATCATGCCGCGCCTGGTCGAGGCGATCGGCTCACTGATCGACGCCGCCGCCATCTTCGGCACCGGCCGACCGTCCACCTGGAACACCAGCCTGTACGAAGGTGCTGTCGCGGCAGGCAACACCTACGCGCAGGGTACCGGCGTTGACCTCGCGCAGGACGTCACCCAGGTCGCCCAACTGCTGGCGCGCGACGGGTATTCGGTCGACGGGTTCATCGTCCGGCCCGGGTTCAACTGGCAATTGGTCGGCATGCGTTCGACCACCCAGAACTACCCGATTTACCAGCCCGATCTACAGGGCACCCCGGGCGGTTCCCTGTACGGGTATCCGCTCACCGAGATCGACAACGGCTCGTGGGTGGAAACCGAAGCGCAATTGATCGCGGGCGATTGGGATAATGCGCTGCTCGGTTTGCGACAGGACATCTCGTTCAAGATCTTCACCGAAGGTGTCATTTCCAACGATGCCGGTGGAATCGTGTTGAACCTGATGCAACAGGACGCGGTGGCGATGCGGGTAACCATGCGTGTCGCGTTTGCCACGGCGAACCCGGTCACCAAGCTGAACAGCAACGGCGCCACCCGATACCCGTTCGCGGTGCTCACTTCGGCGGGCGCTAACAGCTGATTCAGTTCACCGACAAAAACAGTGGTGCGGGGAGTCTCCATGCGTGTGCTCGCCATGGTGCACCTGTATTCCCCGCATCACTGTGCCGGTGCCGAGATGATGATGCACGCGTTGCTCGTGTCCCTCGTGGACGCTGGCCACACGGTCGATGTGGTGCTGTCGCGCGAACACGTGCGGATCGTCCGGCCCTACAGCGTCGATGGGGTCACCGTGCACCCGCGCGTCGACAAAGGCGACCCGCTGCGCTGGCTCGGTGACCCCGACCGGCGACCCGACCTGATCGTCACCCACCTGGAAAACACTGACCGGGCGAGCATTCTCGGTCGCGTGCATCGCATCCCGGTCGTGCATGTCGCGCACAACACGTTCGAGGCGACGAAAGTCAGCCTGTTGCGGCGCCCCGCGCTCGTAGTGGCCAACAGTCACTGGATGGCGGCAGACCTGGCGGCCTGGTGGACCGCGCACGAGCACGACCGGCCAATGCCGCGCATGGCGGTAGTTCATCCGCCGGTCCGGGTCGCCGACTACGCCACCACCGCCATCGGCCCCATGATCACCCTGGTCAACGTGACCGAAGCCAAAGGCGCCAGCCTGTTCTACCGGATCGCGCAGCGCCTGCCGCACCGCCAGTTTCTCGGCGTCGGCGGCGCCTACGGGGAGCAGGATCGCCGCGAGCAGCAGTCCAACGTGACGTTCATCGAACATGTGCCCGGCCACCGGATGCGGGATGCGGTGTACGCGCGTACCCGGGTGCTGCTCATGCCCTCGCACTATGAGAGCTGGGGCCGCACCGGGATCGAGGCGGCCTGCTCCGGTATCCCCACCATCGCCCACCCGACACCCGGCCTCATTGAGTCGCTGGGCGACGCGGGCACCTTCGCTGACCGTGACGACCCGGACGAGTGGGTTCGCGCCCTGCGGACGCTGCTAGAGCGGCGCACGTATGCCGCTGCGTCTCGGCGGGCCCGCGCCCGCGCGCATGCCCTGGACCCGACCGTCGAGCTTGCCCACTGGGTAGAGACCACGGAGGCGATTGGACATGCCAGCGCTCGCACTCGTGGACGACGTGACCGCGCGCTATCAGGGGACGCTGTCCGCTGACAACCTCGCGCGGCTCCCGGCCCTGATCGCCGACGCGTCCACCGTGGTCACCTCGTTCACCCGCCAACAGTTCGTGTCCGCGACCACCACCGAACGGATTCGGCCCATCGGCGACCGGGTGCGGCTCCGGCAAGCGCCGGTGGCCAGCGTCGGCACCGTCGCCATGGTCGACACGCTCACCACCGGCAACGTGATCGCGTTCCCGATCGGAGCGTGGATCTGGGACGGTGGGCAAGAAATCTGGATCGGCGGCCTGCGGACCGTCATCAACATTCCCGAGGCGCTGACGCATTTCCTCGAATTTCAGATCCCGCTCATGGAAGTGACCTACACGCACGGGTACACCCAGATTCCCGACGCGGTCGTCACCGTCATCTGCGCGATGGTGATCCGCTACATCGGGATACCCGCCAGTACCGGGATGCCGGTCAACCGCGTGGGCGAAGTCGAGTATCGGCTGAGCTTGCCCGCGCAAGAGGGTTTGCTCGGTCTCACCGACTCAGAGATGCGTCTGTTGGCCCCCTACCGGCGCCCGGGTACGACGGTGGAACTTCGGTGACGCGCCCGTTCGGTCGGCAGATCGTGACCGCCGTGCGGCGCACATGGGGGGCACTCGACGAGTTGGGCGTGCCCGCCCGCATCGACACGCCCACCGAGGTTGCCGGATGCGTGTTTCAGCCGCTGGCGACCAGCGAACAACTCTCTGACGTCGACCAGGTCACCACCCGCTGGCGGTTGATGCTGCCCGCGTCGGTGACCCTGTCCGCAACGGACGCGGTGATCGTGGACGGGCTCGTGTACGAAATCGACGGTGACCCGGTCCTCTGGTCCGACCAGTGCGGCAATCCCGGGTACACGTCGTGCCTGGTGCGACGGGCGACCGGCTGATGGCCGCCAACGCCACGCTCACCATGGACTACGCGGCGATTGGGGTGTGGCTGCGCACCTCGCCCGAACTCCGCGCCTACCTCGATGAGCTGGGCCGCAAAGGTGTCGCCTACGCACAATCGATCGCGCCGGTTGGCACGCGCACCACGAAACACACCACCCCCGGCCAATATCGGGACTCGATCTTCTACGAGATCACCGAAGGTCCACACCGGATGATGCTGCGAATCGGTGTCAGCGATTTCACCGCCTGGTGGGTGGAATACGGCAGCAAACACAACCAGAAACACGCCGTCCTGCGCCGCACCCTCGACTACCTGTCTTCCGGTACAGCGGCCGACGCCAGTTCCTACGCGGGCATCGGCGCCTATGACGCACTCAACACCGGCAAGCAGGCCCGCCGTCAGGAACGCCGCGCCCAACGAGCCGCCTAGGCAGGAACGGGGGTCGTATGTACGCGAACGCCGAAGCCGCCGTCGTCGGATACCTGGCACCCACGCCCGGCGTCGCGGGTGTCTCTGTCGAACTCCCGCTACAACTCCTGACACAACTCCCGTTCGTGTTGGTCACCCGAGTATCCGGCGCAGACAACTACATCACCGACTCGGCCACTGTGGACCTGGATGTGTTCAACACGACGCGGGCCCTCGCCGCCGTCACCGCCCGGATCATTCACGGGCGCATGATGCGGTTGCGTCACACGTCGGTGAATGGCGTTTTGGTCGACAACGTCGAAACGATCACCGGCCCGAGTTGGCTCAATTATCAGGACGAAAACGTTCAGCGTTACGTCATGAGTTACATCGTCGAATCCAGGGTTAACGCTTCCGCGTCGTGACCCGTCCGGAAATCCTTCACGCGAGCCACCGAGGCCCGCACCATCGAAAGGGGACCGGTCGTGGCCGGTGTTACCTGGGATAGTATTTTTCCTGGAAATGCGTCACTCACTCGCAAGGCCCTTTACGGTTCCTGTCTCGTTCAGGACTACGTGGCCACCAATGCGTACGCCACCTATTCGCCGTTCGACTCGACTACCGGCCTCCTGTCGTCCACCCTGCTGACCACGGATGGCTGGCAGGACATTGGATACCTGGACGAGTCTGGTGTCGAGTTTACGCCGACGTATTCGACCGCTGACACCATGAGTTGGCAGACCCGGCAGGCTCTGCGCACCGACGTCACCGCCGACACTGAGCAGGCGAAAATCGTCGCGTTGCAGTCCTCGCCGCTGACCGACATGCTTTACAATTCGCTTCCGCTGTCTTCGGCGGGATTCCTCGGGGCCGCCGGTTATGCGCTGGTGAAACCGAAAGTGCCGCAGACTGTTTACCGGTCGCTGCTATTCCTGGGTGTTGACGGCAGCGCGGGTAACTACCAATTCGTGGCGACGCTGTACCCACGCGCTTTGATGATCAAACCCGACAAGCAGGACTGGGTTGCGAAAACCGAAATCCAGGTGCCGTTGACGTTTGAGGCATACCCGGATTCGACAGCGGGATACACCATCAAACGCTTCCGCGACGGCCCCGGGTGGCGTGCGCTCGGCGTCCCCGGTGCGGCGACCGCGCTCACCATCGGTACCAAGACGTCCACCACGCTTCCGCTCACCTGGACCGCCCCCGCCGGTATCGCGGCCACCAGCTACACCGTGTCCGTTGTGGTCACCTCAACCGGGCTCCCCGTCGGTGGCGCCACGTTCACGCCCACCAACCCCAACGCGACCACGGCCGCCACGGTCGGCGCGCTCACCACTGCCACCCAATACACGATCTCCGTGGTAGCGAACAACAGCGTCGGCAGCGGTCCCGCCGCGACGGTCACCGCCACCACCAGCTGAGCGTCACCCCTGATCGCGTGCCGTGGGACGGGTCGGACGGTGCTCGTCCCCCGGCACGCACCCTTGTTCACCGTCCACAACCGTCTGCAAAGGAATCGATCACGTGTCGTCACCGAACAAGCGCCGTCTCAAGCTGCAAGAAATGCGGGAACAGGCAACGGAAGCGCTCGGCATGGAGCCGGGCATGGACCTTGAATTGGACGACGGGTCCGTTGTGACCATTCCGAACCCGCTGTTTGTCAGCGAAGAAACCCAGGTCCAAATCGAGGCCGCGACTGGCGCCGTGTCATCCGCGAAAGCTGTCCTCGGGGACGAGGAACACGCGCGGCTCATTGCGGGCGGTGGCACTTCCAACGACGTCATGATGGCGTGGCGGTTGCTCGCGGAAGACATGGCGAGCACCCCAAAATTGCCGAGGTAGCAACGCTGCTCCGACACTTCGCGGACGAGGTCGAAGCTGATCTGGCGCGCTTCTACGGCCTCGACGTCGGCGACTACTGGCGGGGCACCTTGTCCGCGCGGCGATTGTGGGTGCTGGTCAGCCAGCTACCCGACGACGCGGCCACCGTCAAAGCGCAGCGCGGGACACCGTGGCCTGACTTGCTTTACCTGGTGGCGCGCCTGGCGGACGAGGTGGCCTACGGCCGCGCCGAGTGGGCCAATGCGCACGGTGCGCACGTCCAGCCGCAACCGGTGCCCCGGCCCGGGGACGCGGACACTGTCCGCGACGAACGCGAACAAGTACGCGGCGTGCATGACGCGCTCACTGGGATGATGCGCGGCGATGTCGTGCTAGCTCTCCCGTCCGGCGACGCGGAACCCCTGCCACCCAGCGAAGAAGTCATCCGGTGAGGGGGCTGCGCGGTGGGTGCTGCTGGAAGTCTTGCCCTGTCCGTCTATCCGGTCGCAACAGACTGGGTCGGGTCCCTCACCGCGCAAACCGTCGGGCCCTCCGCTGGTGTCGGCGCGAAAGCGGGCAAGTCCTTTTCGGATGCGTTCGCGGCGTCGTCAACCAAGGGCGGCGCCGCCGCGTCCACCGCGATCGCCACCGAGGCGCAGACGGCCGCCGACGCGGTTGCGAAAGCGTCGCAAGGTGTCGTCGCCGCGCGGGCCCGTGAGGAAACCGCCGCTGGGCGGGTCAAGGTTGCTGAGCAGCAACTCGCCGAAGCACGCACGAAGTTCGGTGCGGGAGCGTCCCAAGTCACTGCGGCGGAAGAGAAGTTGGCCGCCGCGACCCGCAACGTCCAGATTGCGTCGGGGAACTCGGAGCTCGCGAGTACGAAACTCACGCGCGCCCGGCAAGCCGAAGCCGACGCGTCCAAGGTCACCGTCACCGCGACCGAGTCTGAATCGGCGGCGCTGGGCAAGTGGAAGACGATCGCGTCCGACAGCAATTCCACCATCGGCGGCCTGATCTCCCAGTATGGGGCGCTGGGCGCCATGGTCGGTGTTGCCGTGGTCGTCGGTATCGGTGTGAAAGCGGTGCAAGCCGCGTCGAACTTTCAGACCAGCCAAGAGCGCCTGGTCACCACGGCCGGTGAAACACAGTCGGCGCTGGCCGGTGTCAGCTCAGGCATTCTCGCTATGGCTGGACAGGTCGGCTATACCGCGCAGCAGATCTCCACCGGAATGTACACAGTGGAGAGTGCCGGGTTTCACGGGGCCGACGCGTTGACCGTGATGAAAGCGGCGGCGCAAGGGGCCAAAGAGGAAAACGCCGACCTGGGCACCGTGACGAACGCCGTCACGTCGGTGATCCAAGACTACGGTCTGAAAGCGACCGACGCGGCCATGGTCACATCCAAGCTGGTGACCGCCGTCAGTCTCGGCAAGACGACTTTTCAAGATCTCACCGGCTCATTGTCTGCGGTGCTCCCGAAAGCGGCGGCGCTCGGGCTGAGCCTGCCCGAAGTGACCGGCGACCTCGCCTCGATGACGTTGCACGGCATGTCCGCGCAGCAAGCCGCCGACAACCTCGCCGACGCGATCGGACACTTGTCCAACCCGACATTGGGCATGACAAAGGAAATGGCCTCGCTGGGCCTCACCTCGTCGGAGCTGTCGCAGAAGCTCGGCAAGACCGGCGTGCAAGGCACCATGACCGAGATCGCGACCGCGATCCTGCAACACATGGGGCCCGCCGGAACCACACTGTTGAACGCGTTCAATCAGTCCACAGTGGCCGCAACGGACGCCAACACCGAATACAAGGCGCTGCCCCCCGCGTTGCAGACCATGGCGGACGGATACACCAAGGGCACCACGAGCGTGCTGGCCTGGCGCACCCAGCTTCGGGCGATGCCTGCCGACCAGCAAAACTTGATCACCCAGTGGCGCGCCGCGCAGGACTCGGCGAACGGATTCAATGCCGCGCTGAAAGGTGGCGGCAATGCCGCCCAAACCTTTTCGCAGGCGCTGCAAAAGGCCACCGGCGACTCCGCGTCCATGAATGTCGCGTTGATGCTGACCGGCACGAACGGGCCCAACGCGGCGGCGAGCATCCGCAAAGTGGCGAGCGCCAGCACCGAAGCGGGCGGCAACGTCAAAGGCTGGGCGGACATTCAGCAGACGCTCAACCAGAAGATCGCCGAAATCAAGGACGGCATCGGCGCGTGGGTCACTCAACTGGGCACGAAACTTGTTCCCGTCGTGACCGCTGTCGCGAACGGTCTCGCTGGCCTGATTGGGTTCCTGGTCCAAAACCGCGTCTGGGTAGGACTGTTGGCGGCCATGGTAGGCGGCCTCGTCGTCGGCCTGGTCGCGTTCAAGATAGCGTCGCTCGCCTCGGCGGCGGCAACGTGGCTCGTGACCACCGCGCAGAAAGCGGCAACGCTCGCGTCGATATTCATGACCGATGGTTTCGCCGGACTGAATGCCGTCATGGACGCGAACGTCTTTGTCATTATTGCGTTGGCCATTATCGCATTGGTCGCCGGGGTGATCTATGCCTACACGCACTTTCAGACCTTCCGGAATATCGTCAACGACATCGCCAACTTTTTCAAGGTCGTCTTTCTCGCCGTGTTTCACGCGGTCGGCGACGTGATCGATTGGCTTGTGGGCCACTGGAAAATCTTTGCGGCGATCCTCGCGGTCGCGTTCCTGCCGGTCACTGTCGGGGTGGGACTGCTGGTCCTGTTGATCACCCACCTGCGTCAAGTCGGCGCAGTGTTCGCGGCCGTTGGCGACGCGATAGCTATCGGTGCCAAGGCAATCGGATCCGCGTTCGTGTGGTTGTGGAACGTGATCTTGCACCCGATCTTTAACGTGATCATGGACATCGTGGTGATCGTCGCCAAGATTCTGATCGCCATTTTCGTGGTGCCCATCGTCATCGCCGTGCAAGAGCTGGGCAAAGTGTTCGTGTGGCTGTACAACGTCGCCATCAAGCCAGCGTTCGACGCGATCTCGTTTGCTGCCCGGGTCTTCTCGGCGGCACTTCAAGGCGCGTTCATGATGATCGGCGACGCTGTGTCCTTTGTGTACGATCACACGCTGCTCGTGATCTGGCATGCGATGCAAACCGACTGGCTGCTTCTCGAAGACGCACTGTCCTACTTGTACAACACGGTGATCAAGCCGATCTGGACGCTGGTCGGCGCGATCTTCAGTTTCGTGTACCAGAACGTCATTCGGCCGATCTGGGTAGGCTTGAAGCTCGACTGGATGATCTTGCAAGCGGCGCTGCAATACCTGTACGACAACGTAATCCGGCCCATCTGGCAGGCGATCGGCAGCGTGATCGAGACGGTTTATCACTCGGCCATGGAACCGATCTGGGCAGCGTTCAAGCTCGCACTTGCCGGGCTGAAAGACGCATTTAGCGGCGCGGTGTCCGGCATCCAGACTGCGTGGAACGTGCTCGAAAAGGTCTTCGGCACACCGATTGAATTCGTCATCCGGACCGTGCTCAACAACGGTCTGATCAAAGGCATCAACGACCTGTTGAAAGTCGTGGGGATCTCGGGTATTCCGAACGTTCCGGACCCGAACCTGCCCACGTTCGCGACCGGTGGTTACGTGCCCGGCACCGGTACCGGGGACACCGTCCACGCGCTACTGACACCCGGCGAAGGTGTGTTGACCGCGAACGCGACGCGCACACTCGGCGGGGCCGCTGGCATCCAGGCGCTCAACGCCGCATTGGGTGGTAGTGGCGGCGGGCCGACCATGCTGGGTGGCATGCCCGCGTTCGGGCTCGGCGGGCTCGTGTCCGACATCATCAGCGGCATTGGCCACGCTGCCTCGTCAGCGTGGAACGCAGTGTCCAATGTGGTCTTGGGTGGCCTGCGCGCCGGGGCGTCCGCGTTCTTTGACGACGTGGTAAAGCCGCTCGTGAACCTGATCCCGAACGCGCCGGACGGTACCCCCGGGCTGGCGAAACAAACCGTCATGGGGTTCGTGTCCACACTGGAAAACGACCTGTTGACCTTTTTCGGTGCGAAAGACGCCAGCGCCCCCAAGGGCGGCGGTCCCATCGGCGGGTCTATTCCGTCTGGGTCGCGGCTCGCGATCCTGACGCAAGCACTCGCCGCCGACGGCGTACCGGCGCCCGCGTGGCCCATGTGGGAGGCAGGACTCAACACCCTGATCACCCGCGAAAGCGGCTGGAACCCCAACGCGGTCAACAACACTGACAGCAACGCGAAAGCGGGCCACCCGTCGACCGGCCTCATGCAGACGATCATCGGAACCTTTGAGGCGAACCGGAATCCGGCGTTTCCCGACTCGATGACCAACCCGGTAGCGAACGTGGCGGCGGGCGTCAACTACATCATCAAACGCTACGGCTCGATATCCAATGTGCAGCAGGCCAACGCGGCCATGCCACCCAAAGGCTATGACGCGGGCGGCATGCTCCCCCCGGGTGTCAGCATGGTCGCGAACATGACCGGACGCCCGGAACCCGTGTTCTCGCCGTCCCAGTGGGACACGATGCGCAGCGCCGCCGGTCAGGGCAGCGCGCCGAATACACACAACTATTTCATCACCTCAACCGACCCGGTATCGGTCGCCTACGAACTGGAACGCCGGGAAGCGGCACACATGCGGGCCAAGCTGTGACCGGGGGGCGGCATGCAATATGACCCGGTTACATACGGGTGCCAGTTCACGATCGGCGGCATCACCATCAACGGGTCGACGGACAGCACCGGATGCGACTGGGTGCTCACCAGTGAAACCGGCTGGTTCGCGTCGCCCGCGATCAAAACCGCCCGCGTCGACAAGCCCGCCGCACGCGGCACCTTTCGTGGCAACGAATTCCGTGGCGCCCGTGTGATCGTTCTGCAATGCACGGTGTCCGCGCCGACGGTCGCCGCGTTGCGGGCCGCCGAGTACCGCGCGCTGGGTATCTGTCCCAACCCGCACCTGCAATACCCGTTGACCGTGGTCGACGAAACCGGGCTCAGCCTGTACGCGAACGTGGTGCTGGACGGCGAAATCCTGATCACCCCGATTTCCTGGTCCTCGGCGACCGTCTCAATCCAGCTTGTCGCGCCCGACCCGCGCAAGTTCTCATCGAACCCCACCGTCGTGTCCGTGCTGCTCGCTTCGGCCGGTACGGGCGGCATCGCGTATCCGGTGGCCTATCCGGTCTCCTACGGCACTCCCGGGCTCCCCGGGGCGGTGGTACTCACCAACACCGGCAGCGCCGACTCAGACCCCACGGTGACCCTGACAGGGCCCCTCACCAACCCGAGCCTGATCCGCGCCGACACGGGCGACACAGTCACCTATCTCGGGACTCTCCTCGCCACCGACACACTCGTGATCGACTTCGGTGCGGGTAGCGCCATGCTCAACGGCATCAACCGGCGCTCGCTGCTGTCCGCAGGCTGGTTCACGATCCCGGGCTATTCGTCGATCACGATGCTGTTTCGTACCACCAATATCGCCGACACGGGCTCGATGTCCGTGAGCTACGGCAATACCAGCTACTGACACGGAGGCTCTGCGATGGCTTGGGCTGGGACTCCCGTGCAAGCGGCGGGTGCGGTGCCGTTGATGAACGCGGCGGGCACTAGCCCGGTGAACACGGCCGCGAACTATCGGCAGGCGTTCATCGGGGCACTCGTTGCCCCCGCCCCGGGCGGCCCGATGATATGGCGTTCCGGCGTCATTCCAACGTCGCTGACCTCCGGTGCCACCATCAACGTCGACCTGTCGGTCAACCAGACCACGACGGCGAGCAGCTCGGTCACCGTCACCCCCGGCAACTGTGTCATCAGCCGCAGCGGCGCATCCGGCGGCCCCTATGCGATCAGCTTCCCTACCGTGTCCACCTTGGTCAGTGACCCGGCAGCATCCACCAACCCGCGTATCGATGTGGTCGCGATCCAACTCACCGACGCGGCAATCGGCGACAGCGGCACCCAGGGCGGTCAGCTGATCATCGTCAACGGGGTGGCGGGCGCCATTCCCGCTGTTCCCGCCGTACCGACCGGCGCCATCGCGATCGCCCAGCTTTACCGGGCCACCAACACAAACCCGGTCGCCACCGCGAACATTACTGACGTGCGGCGCTCTACCTGTAGCTATGGCGGCATGCGGGCGCTGCTCCCCGGCGACCTCGCCGCCGACGCCGGTTCCTACATCGGGGAGTGGAGTTTCGACGCGGTCACCAGCTTGAAACGCGGACCGTGCTACTGGGACGGTACGGCCTGGCGCGGCATGCTCACCACGCTGATCTCCTCGACGCTGGTAATCGCCACATCGGCGGCACTGACCTACAACAGCGGTACGCCCTACGTCGTGTGCAGTGCCACCGTCGCAGACCCCGGATTCCCGTACCTGCTCAATCTGAGCGGCAAATGTGGCGGGTCGAACATGACCGCGCCCTCACAGGCTCTGACGTATCTCACCCTCGACAGCACGGCCGCGACGTCACCACTGTCGATCGCCTGGTCCACGTTCGCGGCAAACACCGTGTGGGAGTCCAACAATTCGACCACGCACACCGGGAAACTCACGGGCGCGCACACCGCCTACCTGTTGGTGGGAATGAACGCCTCCGGCAACACGGCCAACATGTCGGCGAGCGCCAACGACATGCTGCTCAACGTCCAGCTGATTCCCTGGTAGGGCGGCGCGCATGCCACTGCAAGACTGGACGGTGTACGCGTTCGAGACCACCACTGGCCGGATCGCGGCAGAAATTCCGTTCATCAACGTGTCCCAGTTCGAGTATGGCCTGAACAATCTGGGTAGCGGCACCGTCACGGTTCCGCTCGGCGGCAACGGCATGTCCACAGCAGACATTGACGAACTGACTCAACCGTGGCGGTGGTCGTGGGCGGTCTGCTATCGACAGTTCATTTGCCAGGCAGGCCCGGTGATCAGTGAACAAATGACGGACACCCAGCCGTATACGCAAGTCACGTTCGCGGGAATCTGGAAACTGTTCAGCAAGCGAATCTTGTTTCCGTCGACATTCACGAGCGGCACCAATCCAGCCGTGACTGCCGCCGACACCCAATATACTGGGCTCACCTATTTGCAGATGGCCAGCAACATCGTGGGTACGTCGATGGCGCGCGGTGCCCTGCCGATCATCCTGCCGCCCACTGATCCGCCTGGTACCAGCACGATCCAATACTACGGCTACGAGATGGATCTTGTCGCGGACATGCTGTCGAATCTGACAGGACTCGTCGGTGGCCCGGAAATAGAATTCCGTCCGCAATTCAACCCGAGCCAACCGAACTACATTCAATGGGTCATGCGGGTCGGGTCACCGCGACTCGGTCAGATCGGTTCATCCTGGGCGTTCGACTACGGCCCGCGCGGCTCCATTCAACAAATGGACTTTACCCGCGACGGCAGCCAGATGACCTTCAGCGACTACCTGCGCGGGTCCGGCAGCGAATACGATTTGGTGGTCGGCAACGGTCAAGACCTCGGACTAGTGGCCGCCGGTTATCCGCTGCTCGAAGACGTCAACGGCGACCACACCACCGTGGTTGACCCGGACACCGCGAACTCCTACGCACAACAATGGTGCGACACATACCAATACCCGGTGAACACCCCCGGGGCGCTGGTCCGGGTCGATGCGCTCGACCTGTCGGGAGCGGTCAGCGGTAGCCCCACCCTCGACCAAATCGCGGTTGGCGACACGGCCGCGTTCACGATCCAATCGCACCGCCGGATACCGGACGGGACATACACCTACCGGATTGTGCAAATCGACAACGGTTCGTCATACGACAACGTCAAGCTCACGTTGCAGCCGGTGACGGGGATGGGGTGACCGTGACCGCTCCCGGATTCGTGCCGCGCCCCGACCGCACCATTGTGGACCGTATCGCGAAGATCGAGGCGCGTTTGCGGTCGATGCAACAGAACACGGCCGGTGCCACCACGGCCAGTGGCGGCGCGGCACTGTCCAACCTGGCCGCGATCCCGGTAGGCCCGCTCGGGTCGGCGGGCGCGGCACTCACCGCATCGCGCAGCGACCACGTGCACACGTCGGCACTCGCCGCACAGCAAGACGTCACTGTGTCCGCGCCGGTCGCGGGAAACGTGCTGGCCTACAGCGGGACCGCGTGGGCGAACACGCCCGCCACGCTCGCGGCTGGCTCCGACGTGACGATCACGACGCCCGTCACGGGGCAAGCGCTGGTCTACAACGGGTCGAAGTGGGCGAACACCACGCCTGCCGTCGGCACCCTGAACGGGCAAGTCCTGCTCGGCGCCGGGCTCGCCGGGACGCTCGGCACCGCCATCTACACGACCAGTGGCACCGTCGAGATGAACATGCCGAAGCTGGCATTGGCGAGCGTTCCCGTCGTGAGTGGACGCGCCTATGTGTTTCACCTGTACATCTATGGAAACCCGTCCGTGACGGCCACCGACTATTGGTTTCTGGTGCGGACCGCGACCGCGTTGACCGGAACGAACATCCTGCGCTGGAACGCATACGCGATGGGTGTTGCCGGATTCGACGAGATGGCCGGATATCTCGCGCCCTGGATTGCCACGTCCACCGGCAACGTGAACTTCTACCTGAGCGCCGTCCAAAAAGCCGGAAGCGGCGCCTTGAACATCTGCGCAGGTAGCGCGTTCTGGGTTGCCGACGGTGGCGCCGCAACCCAATGGAGCTACACGTAAGCAACGAAAGGGTTCCGTCCCATGGCCGCTGCGCCCTACAGCTACTCGCCCCCGCCCTTCGTGGTCGCTCTGCAATGGACTGGCGCGAACATCAGCGATTTCACAGACGCCGGATACACCAGCGGCTATCTCGCGCTTGCCGACGACGGAACCACGCTCATCGTCGGTGTCACCCTGCCCGGAATCGGTCAGCCCCAATATGTTCCGCTGCAACTGGACCATTGGATCGTGTCGTTGCCGATGAACGCGGCGATCCCCGATCCGCTTCCGCAGCTCGCGACCCTCAATGTGGGCGTGGTGGACCCGGACACGTTCGCCGCCACCTACGCGGCGGTGACGCCGTGACGCGAGCGCTGGTCCTGGTGGCGATGGCGGCCATCCTCGGATCGGCGACCGCCGCGTTCGTCGCGGTCGTCACGACCATGGTTGTCGGCCGCCGGGTCGCCGACGCTGACGACGAATCGGGTCTCAACATCATGGTCGAGGACGAGATATCACCGTCCACACGGCACGACTCGCACGGCTTTTTCGCATCCGAAAAGGACCAGTAAAAGCAGCGCGAGCCCAGACGGAGGTGATTCCGCGGTGCTCGGTATAGACCTTTATGGACGATATAACTTGGTGACAGACTGGCGTTTGGTCGCCGGTGCCGGTGTCCGCGACTGTTACGTGAAACTTTCCGATGGTGGCGGGCCTGCCGCCGTGCGCGGTGATGCCTACGTGGCTGGTGCGCGCGCCGCCGGAATCGCGGTCGGCGGCTACCACTACATGCAACCCTCGCCATCACCGGAAGCGCAAGCCGACGTTTTCGCGGCCGAACTGACGCGGCTGGGTGCCCTCGACATCGCGCCCGCCCTCGACCTCGAACAGGCCACGATCCCCGCCGCGAGCAGAGTCGACTATGGACGGCGGTTTCTGCTGCACCTGCAAGCGAAGCTGAACATTTCGCGGGTGGCGGTCTACTCCTCGGCGAGCTGGTTCGCTGCTTTGAAACCGGATGCGTGGGGCGTGCCCGGTCTCGTGGACTGGGTGGCGCAGTACGGCGTCAACGACGGTGGCGAGCACGCGATCACCTACAGCGTCGGACATGTCGACGTGCACCAGTACACGTCATCGGGCCACGTGCCGGGCATCACCGGGTCGGTCGACCTGGACGACGTCCTCGCCGACATCAGCGAACAACCAACCGCAGTCGCAACCGTAGCGGAGGATGACGTGGGTTTGATCACGGGCGATTGGCCCGCTGGCACAGCACAACGCCACTATCTCGTCTGTCCCATGGGCAGCGTGTCCAGCATCATCGCGCAAGGCTGGTTCTCACTGGCCACCGGCTGGGCCAACGCGACCGGGCACATCTGGTTTGTCGGCACCACGGGCGGCAAGGCCAACTATCTGTCCGAAGAGGACTTCACGCTCTCGATGAATTGCCGGTCACTGTGGTCACTGCCGGACGGCACCGACCAGATCGGGATTCTTTTCACCTCACCGAATGCGGTCGGCTGGTGCCTGGAAACACAAGCGAAATAGACGACCCGAATCGGATGATCGAAATGCTCGGTCGTCGGCAGCTCGCCGAACTACTCGCGTACCTGAATACGCGATTTACGAAAATGGAGAAACTCATCATGGCCACTCAGGCTGACATTGATGCGATCACGACCGAACTGGGCGGCCTGACCACGCAGCTGGCCGCCGACGACGCCGCGATTCAAGAGGCGCTCGCCACTCTCGCCGCGCAAGGGGTTGACGTGACCGCCCTCCAGGCTGCCGCGTCCTCGCTGTCTGACACGGTCGCCGCGACCACGGCCCTGGTGCCCGCTCCGGTGACCCCGCCTGCGCCGCCCAGCGCCTGAGCGGACCAGCTAGCGACCCCTACGGCCCGGCCATTGCGACTGGCCACGATCTGACCACTTCCTGACCTGTTTCTGTCCCGTGCGCACGCACTAGAGCCCCCGCCTGCCTGGTCCTGGTGACCGGGTGGACGGGGGCTATTCGTCTGCTTTAATACCATGTTTCGCTGTCACCGCTGATCATGTGCGCGTGCTCAGCCGTCGCCTTTCTCGATCGCCTTGCCCAGCATGGTATAGACCCCTGCTGTTGTCACGTCACCATCCTTAGCGGAATCAATGGCGGCCAGACGCAATTCTTCGAGGTTTTTCTTCTGCTGAGCTTTCTGTTCAGGCGTCAACTCTGTCACGTCGAATTCCCTTTTCTGCTGCTGGTACGCCATGTTTCTTCGAGATCGGGTCGGTGCTGGGCCGCATAGGTGACTTGCTGACATATCTGCTCGTCCCGATCGGACAACCCCGTGTCGTGATTCATATAGGTAGCGGTGTAAACGTTCGCCCATAGGTTAATGTCGCGCCATTCGCGGAATCGTTTCTGTGCCGTGGCACCCGATATGCGAAAGCGTGGCGGCAGATCGCCCCATTTACACTCGTTGATGAGAACGTAAATGATCGCCGCGTAAGTTCTCCGGTCCTCCCGTGGGCGGCCAGACTGCTGCACGGGAACGAACGGCTTGACGAACGCCCACAAGTCGCCGGAGCACACGTCGACCGATGTCCAGTTGAGACGATGCTGCCGTGCCATTTCGACCCGTGCGGCCTCACACAGTGCCGCGAGCCGTCCCGCCGTCGCCGCGTCCACCACGAGCGCCACGCGTCCGCCCCCGGCATGGCTGAGTTCGAGGGTCGCGTGCGTGTCCCTCGCCGGGTCCACGCTTACCTCCATCACAGTGCCACTGTCCAGCCGGATGCGCCTCATTTTCTGCTGCGTGCTCATGTCGACCCCTTTCAGACTGCCGCCCTGTCGCATCTCGACTCCCGCCGCGACGAGGTTATTGCGAATCGCGGAGAGAGACCCCTTGGTGTCCGCTTCTATGTCTCGCAGAGTTTCCCCCGCGCGGTAGCGCGTTACGAGCTCCGCAACTTCGGTGGTGCTGAAGGAGTGTGGCGGCTTACGTGTCGTGCAGTGCTGCTTATCCCAGTCATCTACAAAGGACTCAAGTTCCGCCAAGGTCATCCCGTTTCGAGCTACATTGTTCCCGCGCAGGGTGCAATACCATTCGTCGTTTTTGCGGTAGGAGGTGGACTGGAACCCCCGGGTCGCTAGTCGACCTTTGAGCTTCTGGAACCGGCTTGCGCGCGCGGTCAGCATTACCTTCCCCCTTTGGTTTTCTCGTGGACACGAACAACTGGGCAGGGCCCCGTGACGTGATCCCCTGCGCGATGGCGGTCACTGGCCCTGCCCAGCTTTTAGTACATCAGTACATCAGTAGACCGTCTGGCGTCATCACATGATCACCCCCCTTCGCTCCATTGTGGTCAGTCGCGGTCGGGTGTGACGCGCTCGCCCTACTGCGTCACGAGGTTTGCCCGCTCCACGCGCCATGCCTCGGACACGATCCACGGCAGATAGTCAGTCACGCTGACATCGACACCCGTGTCACCACGGCAGCCACTCGGCCCGGTGGGGTTCGCGTCGCCGTCACGACTGACCGACCCGGCCAGGAACCAGCGTCCGAAGTGGCGTACTAGCACGGGACTTCCGGAGTCACCCGCGCACTGCTGGCCGCCGTTCTCCGCAGGGCCGTTACAGAATTCGCTCGGGTGGATCATCCCGCCGGTACACAAGTTGGACGCCACCACCCGAGTGTCCAACTGTTGCAACGTGGTGGGCAAGGTAGCCCGGGTGCACGCGCTCGGCTCGACGGTGCAACCGAAACCGATGCTCCGTACCTGGTCACCAGGCGCGGGCTTGCGCAAGGTGATTGGGATCGGCTCGTACGGCACGGAACGCGTGAGCCTCAAGAGCGCGATGTCGCCATCGGCCGTGTCCTCGTTCCACTGCGGATTGACGATGATCTCGCTTACCCCCGTGACGGTGCCACCGGCCGTGTCGCTGTTCGAGCCAACCCGGACGTGCAGCTGTGCCGCAGTGATCGGCTCCTCTTTCAATCCCACGCAGTCAGCCCCGGTTACCACGAGATCGTGCGTGATCAGCGATGCGCCGCAGGTGAAATGATCCACGCCGCCAACGATGATGCTCAGCGACGCCATAAACGGGTACTGCTGTGTGGCCGGTTGACCACCTACGATCGCGTTAGCCGGTCCCGCGATCAGCGCCGTACCCACCATCGCCGCGCCAATGACGGAGGCGGCGGCGACTAATTTTCTGCGCATGCCCTACCTTTCAATTTTTGTTACGCCAGAACGGTTTCCTGGCGGCCTGGTCGATCCGCTGGTGAGGTGCGGGGCCGTCAACCCCTGCTCGAACCGGCGGAACGCTGCTATGTGGTCAGTCGCGGTCGGGTGGTCGGTGTGCGCAGCTCGAACGCTCGCGCGAGTACCGGTGGGACAATGGGCGCGGTTGGCGTGTCGGCCCGCTTCTGGCACTGCGCAACGGTGAGTTGATGATCGTTGCCACCGATGCGGCTCCCGGACACCTCCTCGCCGTAGAAGGCATGTTCGCCGCGAGCCTTGCGCCACCGGAACATGATGCCCAGCACGAACCCGCCCGCGAACACCAGCGGGACAACGAGGAAATACCAGTCAAGGTTGATCAGGATCGGGGGCATCGATGGTGGCAGTCCCTTCGGGAATGATCAAGTTGTTTCGCTGGAGATGCTGGGCGTGTGTCGAGAGCATCATGGACAGTCCCGCGCAGATCCTCGCCAGGTTCGAGTATTCGTCCACGGACAGGTCCGCGCGGCAGAGCTGGTGGGCAGCGTTGGCCAGCACGCGCACCGCGTCCAACAGATAGCCTCTGATCGCGGTGGGGGTTTCCGACTCGGACTCGCTCATCGTCCCGCGCTCACCGCGTCAACCACGTTGGCCACGAATTCGCGCAGCGCGCGGTTTGCTCGCTCAAAGTCGGGGCCGTAGGGCGCCATGTGCTGGCGCTCGTGTACCGCCATGTAGGAACCGCCTGCTTTCAGGCATTCGAGCGCTGTCCCGCGCAGGAATTGCAGCGCGTTCCCGGGCACCAAAGGATCTTCGATCGCGTGCGGTTTCGCGGTCAGGTAGGCGACCGCCGTGTCTTCGCTGATCGCGGCGATTACTACCGCCCAAAAGCGTCGCTGATACAAGGCGTAGAACGGCAGCGGGCCACCGCCCGGCGCCCGCGCGACAGTCCACTTGGGCTCAGCCAGGGAGCGCGTCAAGTCGTTCAGCCGTAGGTCGATGTCCGCGTGCGCTGTCAGGTCGGTCATGGGCGGTGCCTCGTGTCGGTTGTGAGCGGAGGTTGAGCGGCTGGGCCGCAACGGCGGGCAACGATCAGTGGTTGGTGCATGGGAAGTGCCGCGCATCGGACGTGACACCTTTTCGACCGTCGCCCGCCGTGCGGGTCCGTGGGGGTGTGATCGGACGCTGGGCGCGCGGCGGGGGGTCTCGGGGGAAGAGTCACCAGATCGGGGCTGGCGCTCGCACACCCCCGCCACGCGCGTCTATGGGCCGTACGGCGGGGGGCGTGACCCAGGGGCGATTGCGAGACCCTGGCGCCCCGGACGAGGAACGCCGCCGCGTCCGGGTCGCTGCCCCCCGCCGTACGGGGTTCGGTGGCGTGGCCGGTCACGTGGGCCACGCAGGCGAGTCGGCGCGCCGCACGAGGGCGTCACCGACCCGTAAGAGGTGCTGGCCGACCTGGCGGAGCAGGTCAAGCGGTAGCTCAGGCTCTAGCTCGGGAATGATCATCATGTCTTGGACGGTGACGGTCAGCGCGTAGTCGATGCCGATGTGCGCCCCGGCGAGACGCGCGATCAGCCGGTGATCATCGACGGTCATCGGTGCGCCTCCCATGCGGTGATCACCGTCGGCGGGGTGCCGGGTGCCCACACGGACACGGGGTTGGCTTCGATCAGCGCGTTGACGTCGGCGCGTTCGAGGCGCTCAAGCTCGGCTTGCCGGTCGCGGTCCCATCGGAAGATGAGCAGGACGCTGGCAACCAGCAGGGTCACCATGAGCGCGAGCGCCCCCCAAATCAGCACGTCACCCATGACCACCCCTCGGGGTCGTGGTCGCAGAGCTGAGCGCACGGCCTGATCAGGCCAGTGACCAGGGCGAATCTGTGTTGAACCGTCCTCACGCGAGCCTCCCAACCCGATCGCGAACAGGGCGACGGCACCCGCCATAGCGCGCCAACGAACCCGCCGCCCTGCTTCCTGACATGCCGATCTATGCAGCGTGCGAGCGCGCAGGTCCGTTGCAACCCGCCCGGTGTGGACCGCTACCCTTGACCGGCACGGTTGAGACGTTATCGTTTGTGCCGCTCAAACGTCCTGGTGCAAACGGGTGAATCTCGCTATGAGCGGCGCGACTCTCTGTGGTTAGGTTGGGTGCATGGCAGTGGGTACGACACGCGGGAAGCGGCGTTTGGGTCGGTTCGTGAAACCGATCCGGATCCGCTCTGGGTTGAAGCCAGAGACTGTGGCCACGTTGGCCCGGTGCTCGCGGCAGACTGTGACGCGTCTGGAGTCCGGCGACAATTTGCCGCGCATCCACCTCTTTATGAAGCTCTTGGACGTCATCAACGCGACCGACGCCGAGAGCGAAAAGGCTTTGGAACTGTGGGAAGTCGCCGACGCCAGCATGTCGTCGATCGAGCGCGCGCACGACCTGCCCGGCAAGTACCTTCGATTCCGGCTGGACGAAAGCGAAGCGATCGAAGAAAGAACGCTCGACGGATCGATGATCCCGGGCATGCTCCAGACTCCTGACTACGCGTTCGCTAGCTCTCGCCGCGTGCAAAGTAGTCATTCGGCCGATGAGCGTCGCGAACGTCAGCAGTTGCTTACGCGTGAGGTCAATCCGCTCCGCTTGCACGCACTCATTGACGAGGCGGCATTGCGGCGACTGGTCGGTGGTCCCGGTGTCATGAGTGCCCAGTGTGATCACCTGTTGCGAATGGGCAGACGGCCCAACATCACGATTCAGGTCATACCGTTTGAGCTCGGCGCTTACGGTGCCATAGGTCCCGTGGTCTTCTTGAGCTTTCCGGAAAAGGATGAGCCGGTTTCGCTCTATGTGGACGGCGTGACATCCATGCAAACGGTGGTAGACCCCACGGATGTGTCGGCGCTTTCGGCTGTGTGGAACGAGGTCGCTGACGCTGCTCCATCGGCCGAACGGTCGGCGGAGATCATCCAGTCAATGAAGGATTCACTGAGTTAATCATGGACGACAAACCGCGAATCTGGCGCAAGAGTAGCCGTAGCAACAATCCGAACCAGTCCTGTGTCGAGCTGTCCGTTGCTCCGACCAGGACATTCGTCCGCGACACCAAGAACAGGGCCGGTGGGATGCTCGAATTCGGTGCTGAGCACTGGGCAGAGTTCCTGACCATGGCAAAGAACGCGAAGCCGATCAACTAGCCGCCCTAGCACGGGACCCTGGTCACTCCCCACTCGAATGGGACCAGGGTCCCGTGCTGTGCCGCACAAGTAGCCCCGCTCCGGCCACCAGGCGACCACGTCTGTTGCTAGGGCGGCGTGCCCGCCGACTCCGGCACCCGGCACCACGGACACCGCTCAGTCCGGACCTCGATGTCCCGCATCCTGACCAGCGTGCGACGCCACACCCGCACCGCCGCGACGATCAACGCCGCCAGTTCGACTTCCAGCACGATCAGGCTCACCGCCGCCAAGATCATCATTTGCGCACGGCCTCGTCCGCAGCCATCAGGTTCGCTTGCAGCTCCATGAAGCTCTGATGGTGTGCCTCGAACACCCTGTCCGCGTCCGGGGCGAGCGTGCACAGTGCCACCATGGCCGCCGTGATCAACCCGCACACTTGCGCGATCACCGGGTCCTGATTCCAGACGTTGCCCTCACGTGTCCTCCACCAGTCCCGATAGGACTCGGCGACCGCCCCCACCTGCGTCGTGAGTTCGATCATCTGGGAACCGAACGGCGTGTCCGACAACGGACTCATCGTGTCACGGCGGAAGTTCGCTACCCGGTCCACGTCCGCCCACTGTTCCATGTTCATCGCAGCCCCCTGCCCACAGTGTTCGCGACCCGGCGGAAACCGGGCTCGTCATAGCGGATCGCGAGTAACTGCGCGACCATCGCCGTCTCATGTGGACCGCCGTGCGGGACAGGGTGCGCACACATCATCGTCCACCGTGGTAGCTCGATGACGTTGCCGCTGTAGCCGTACTCCAGACGGAACAGGCCACCGGACGAACCGCGCACGAGAACGAAATGGTTGGCGCCGTAGAACGTCCGGTCATCGTCGGTGAGCAGGCTCGCCCAGACCGCCCGCGACCGGGCCTGTTCCGCGAGCCATTCTAGGTCACTGTCACGCGGGCATCCGAGCATCCGATAGCTCCGCGCGAGCACGTCTTGCAGATTGACGGATGCGTTGTCGAGCGGCTCGAAACCGTCCGGCCGAAACCATCTCGCGAAAGGATCCATGGTGTCAGCCGCCCGTCAAGGGCGCGGTATAGAGGATGCGGGGCACCGTCTCATCGAAACGGTGCAACTGCGTTCCGCCCACGTTGTCGGCGTCCGGCGCGTACGCCAGGAACCCTTGTCCGCCAGGGCCCGCAAGCGACGTGAACATGGCCTGCGCGGCGATCACCTCATCGGGAACGGTGGTACGCCACGTGAGTGTCTTCCCGTCCGGGCATTCCATGATGTGAATCTCTTCGGCGTCCGCGATGAACATGATGTCAAGGTCAGGCTCAGCAAGTGTGGCAGTCATTGATCAGATCCCTTCGGGTTGGGTGGTGAGGTCGGGTGCGTGCATCGGGCAGCCGAGGTCGATGACATAGGCGACGTTGCCGTGTTCGTCGCGAGCACCGCCCATGTAGCCGCGTCCGCCCGCGTTGTCCATACGAGGGCACAGGCAGCCCGCGTCATGCGCGGCGTCGCTGCCTGGCGGCGGAGTGTCGGTCACGGCGTCCTCTATCCAAAGTCGGCGATGATCTTTGTGTTGGGCGGCAGCGGAGCCGCCACGGCTAAGAGCGCGGGGCCGCTGTTGCCGCGTACCGCGACGGTCGCTTGCCACCAATGCCGTCCGCCGCGATCATCACCGAGATAGAGACAGTGGACAGGTGCGCTGTATCCGTCCGGGTAGACGGCGCGCACATCGACGGGGCGGTCAGGTTCGGGCGGTGGGGACGAGGGCATCGGCTATCGCTTCCGCCCTTTGGTCACTGTGGACGGTTTCGTGGTGCGCCCGGCAGCGCGTTGGGTCGCGGTCGTGCGGCGCTGTTTCTGCTCTGCCGCTTTTGCTTCCGCCAGGGCAAGATCGATCTCATAGTCGCGGATCTCGCGGCGGAGCAGGCGCGCGCCCTCGATGTAATAGGCGCTGTCGATATAGTAAAAGTTGCGGTACTCGCCCTCGATCTGTTTGACGATCTTGACGCCCTGGCAACCGTTCACGCACCGGTAGGTTTTCTGGAACGGCTCAGTCGACCGGTTCCGAATCCAGCCTTTGTGTTGCCGCTTCCAATGGTGACCTTCCTCGCGGCACTCGATGTACGGTGCCTTGCTCGGGTCGGCCAGGTAAGCGAGTTTGATCAAATCGTCGTCGTCGACTTCGGCGGGAGCGGCAGCCTGGAACACGGGTTTAGTGACTGTCTTCGAGACCATGTCCTACGCACCCCGCTTCGCGGCGACACTCGCGAGTGGACGTTTCGCCTTGGACGGTTTCGAGATCAACGCTGGTTGATCCTCACTCTCCGGACTGTCCTCTGTGGCGTCATCGTCGGCATCGTCAGATTCCTCCGTCACCCGATGCCGCTGGGTGTCTTTGTTGGCCTGCGCATACGCGGCGGCGAGGTCGGCCGGTATCCGCCCCATGTCACCGAGATCAGGCCACCCGTTGTCCCGTGCCCACTCGCGCATGTCGGTGCGAAGCTGCTTTTTGTCTTTACCCAGCCACCATGGGGGACCTGTACTCGTGAACGCGTTCGGCGGCTTGGCGCGGGTTGTCACGATCGCGGGCGGCTTGCCGGGGCGGCGGGCAAACTCCGCCCATTCGCGGACGATGTCCGCTAGCTCGGCGTGATGTGCTTCGCACAGATCCATCTCGTTGTCGAGACGGCCAAGGCCAAACAGGAACGTTCCTATCGCGACATCCTGACAGAGATCACATACCAGCATTTGTGCCATGGTCGGGGACGGCTCCCTCGTGAATAGACGGCGTGGGGACGGGGAGGGACACCGTTAGGCGCGCATGGACCGCGCGTAGGCTTCTTGGACCACGATGGGAATGCGGCCACGGTCGGACACCTCATAGCCCTGATCGCGGGCCCATTCGCGGACAGCGGTCACGTCATTTCTGGGCGCGGGAACGGCTTTGGCCTGAGCTAGTCCGCGTCGCCGCTTGCCCCCCATACGTCGCGCCGCGTCGGTAAATTCGGCGATGCCGTCGCGGAGCCGCGCCGCTTCCTCCTCGGTCAGATCAATCTCGTATTCGGCGCCGTCCAGTCCGAAAGCGACGGTTTCGTCCGCCGGAAGGTCCCGTTGGAGATCGCTATACCGCTCGATCGTTATTTTTTCCGCCACGCTCGCCGCCCTCTGTTGCCCGCTGAGTGATTCGGCCATTGAACACCTAGCGTCTACGTCTGGCAATGGTGGATTGCCACACGATTTACGTGGTCACGCAGGTTGTGTGCCTATTTCGGATGATCTACCGGTCGGTAATGGCGCGTGGCCTGCCGATTCAGTAGGTCCAACCGATCACAGATTTGCGGCACATGGTGAATGGCAATCGAACGGATGATCGATTGATCAGGGGCTGCGGTCGCCCGCTTTTTAGTTGTGCGCGCAACGAGCCGTCGCCGAGAGCGTGTGCGTGTGCACATCGGGGCGTGTGACCTGCGAGATAGATCAACTGGGTAACGGTTCGTCGTACGGTACGACATACCAGGGAGAGGGGCAGCCGCCCCCACCGCCCGGAAGGTGTGCACCATGGCTTGGACTAATTCGCAACTCATCGAATTCTTCGATGCCTACCTACAGACGGCACTGTGGGCGAGCACGGACAACCGGCGCGCACTGGCCGCTGAATACGGCGTTGACGACTTCGCAGAGAGCGCGCGGGAAACCCTGCTCGCCGACGCCACCGCGTTCGCCCGGGACAACGCGGCCGACCTGGCCAACCTGAACCCGGCGCGGTGCGGACACGACTTCTGGCTGAACCGCTGTCGGCACGGTGCCGGATTCTGGGACAGGGGCCTCGGCGAGGTCGGCGACCGGCTGTCCGCCGCGAGCCGCGTCTTCGGTGACCCGTCGCTCTACATCGGGGACGACGGCATGATCTACGTGGGCTGATAGCCTCCCTGAGTCGTACCGTACGACCATGGGAGACGTCATGGCCACGCCGCCAGAACCGGAGCACTGGACAACCGAGGACGTAGGCGCATTCCTCGGTTATCCAGGCCCCACAGAGAAGCGCATCCGGTCCGCCGCCAGTTGGCTCTACCGCGCGGGAATCAGCCCGGTCGGTCGACAGCCCGGACGCAGCGGGCAGAACCTCTATGACGCCGACGCCGTGCAATCCGCGAAAGCGGCCATGCCCGGCAGAGGTAACGCCACGGACGGCTAGCCGATCATCGACGCAACGGAAAGAGCGCCCCCATGGGCCGCAAGAAGATCGCCGACCACCACTGGACCACGGTGGGCGACAACGGACACCAGCGCTGCGACACGTGCCGCATGCGCGTGATCTGGATCGGGAGCGAAATGTGGTTCAAGGTGCCTGGCACGCCCGCCGCAACGGCACTGAATGTCAGCAAGCTACCGAGATGCGCCGGTCAACCGGTGCCCGCACCCGTCACGTTCGGAGACCTGACATGAAGATCACGATTCCCGTCACGATCGACGTCGACCCCGACGAATGGCGCAAGGTGATGAACGGCGACGCGAGCAACCGCGACGGTCGCAACGGCTACAGCCTCGCCAGTGTCCGCGAAGACATCATCGAACACGTCTTCGGCCTGATTGACGGAACCTCGCTCGTCGAGGAAACCGGCGCGCGCGTCACCATTCGCGGGACACGCTTCGACGCCACAAAGGACTGATCATCATGTCGAAGGCGACCGCCAAAAAGATCACCAGCCCCGCCAAGGCCACTCCCATTGAGATTGACACCGCGCTCGCCGATCTTTACATCGATCGTGCCCGCCTGCTCGGGGGTCTCACGGCCACCGTCGCGCACCTCCACACGATCGACGGTCAGCGGGCCCGCTACATCTCGCGCACCGTCAAGTCGTGGCCAAGTACCGACGCCGACACGATCGCGTCCGTACGGGCCAAGCTGGCCACCGGAAAAGGCATGATGGCGTATGAGGTGCGGTCCGCGCAGGACACGATCGACCGGTACGACGAATACCGTGCCGCGATCGAGGCGAACGAGCGTGAAACGGCCCGGTTCAGCGCCGAATACGACCGGCGTCCGTGGCAGCGCTACATCGGCGTACTCGGCGGACACATCCACAGTGACACGCGGTGCGCGGGTGGCACCATCCGACCGAGGACCCGACTGCAATGGCAACCGGAACTGTCTGGCCTCGACGTCGCCGGGGCTATGGCCACACTCGGCACCCAAGATTGGTTGCTGTGCTCGCATTGTTTCCCTGACGCTCCGGTCCAATGGCAGGCAGGCGCAGAGAAGAAACCCGCCCGGTGTGAGGGCAGCGGCAAACCCGGGAAACCGGAAACCGATGTCCAGATCGGCATGCGCTACTACGCGGTGTGCACCGGGTGTGATGAGCGGCAGCTACTCACCAGTGGCCACGTGATCCGCGCACACAAGCTGGTGACGTCATGACCGACTACTACAGCCCGGTGTCCGCAGACGAGGTGACCGACGAAATCTTGACCATGGTCACCGAGACCGTTGACGGCTGGTATCAGGACGGCCGTATCGACTGGCAAGACGTCTGGGACCGGGTCGACGGGTCCACCTTGGACGATGGGCGCACGGTCGACTTCGGCGATTCGCTCGACTCGCCCGCCATCCGCAAGATCAAAAAGCATGTGAGGGATCACCGTCATGACTGACGGCCCGTTCGCGGAGTTCACCATTCACGACGACGAGATCGGGCCGACCCTCGTTCACGATTGTGTCTGGTATTGCACGATCTCAGGCTGTTCGCTGGCCGACGTGATCGCGATCGCCGAGGCACACACCGCCACCCATGCAACAGGAAACGGATCATCATGACTGACATCGACCGAGAATGCATCGACGCCGACAAGGGCGGCGTGTGTCGCGGCGACGTGACCGAACAACCGTCGCGGTCCGGCGCCACCGTCAGCGCGCGGTGCGAGGCACATTGGGTGGCCTATGAGAGACGCATGGACGAGGTGTACGCGGCTGTCGATGCGCGTTACCCCGGCTGGGACACCCCCGGCAGCGTGCCGCCCGCGTGGTTCGATCCGGCCAACGCAGGCGAATCCTGGGACGAATCATGACCACCGTCTACACGGGACTAAACGAGGAGAGATGATCATGACTACTAGTGAACCGACCATGATCGTGATCGGCGAGTGTTTCGCCTGCCACGTCACGTTTTCGTTCTGCGATGAGTGCGTGACCAGCGTCCGCGTGGACCCGGAAACGAACCAACCACCGGACGTGACCGCACAGGCCACGCCGTGTACGCCCGACCCTGCCGCCGTGGCGCGGGCCGTTCGCTGCCCGGTCTGTGAATCCTGTACCGAACGCGCCAACGCCCGACGATCGGCCGGTGACCAGGTCGAAACCGAGTCGCAACGGCACGCGCGCCACATCGGACGGGCGACGGACGGCCAATCATGACCGAGTGGACCGAGGTCGGGGACGGCACATACACGACCCGTGTCGGTGATCAACTCTGGCACTTGGGCATGGTCGATGATGGTGCGTGGCCCGCAGGCTGGTGTGTGTGGAAGGACGGGCAACGGCGCGCGCGACCGGTAGCCGCCCCCGGTCGTGACATGGCGCTAGTGTTCGCCCCCGCGAGTCGCGCTGTCCTAGTATGGCGATAGCCCCGCCGGGGTGAGCAGCCCCGGCCCGACGGCCCTCCGAACCCGGGGGGCCGTTTCCATGTGGCCTGCCGACACCAGGGCGGCGCGCTTGCTAGCCTGCGTGCCGGACGGTGGCGCGGACAGTCACGCGGGTAAGCACCGGGGTTAGCGCGCTGGACTGGTCGGGCGCGAATGGCCCGGAAATGGCCCCGGTCGCCACCGTCTCTCAGCAACTCGCCGACGGGTCGGGCGCCGCGCCCGGCATGTCCGACACGGACGCGTCATTGAACGTCGTTGGCTGATTCGAGGGCGCCACGCCCGGCACCACATCCGAGAATTCGACCAGCGCGTCACCGACATCGGTATTCCCGATCGCGGCGTGAATGGTCGCGCTCGCGTACTCGACTTGCACACATCCGCTGACGTGCTGCGTCCACAGAATGTGTGCGTCCGGCGGAAACTCGCCCGCGATCGCGGATTCGGCGCCCGCCAACGAGGCAGACGGCAGATTGACCGTGTAGTCGGTGATGCGCCCGCCGATCGGTTGCACGGCAACATACTTGTCGGTCGTGCGCCCTGCGGTACGCGGCAGCGATGAGTCCGGATCGTAGGCACTGCCCGCCGCGAAGTAGCTATCCGCCGTGTGCGTCCGCGCCCAGTTGGCGACCGTGGCGCCGTAGCCGGTGAGCGTGACCGGTGGCGGGGTGACTGGGCGCGTGGTCGCCGGGGGCAGTGCCGTTGTGCGCACGGTGGTCGGTGCGGGCGCCCTGGTGGCCGTGGCGCGGCTCGCGGAGCTGACCGGGGAAGTGGTAGCGGTCGGCGCGGATGCGGCCGTGGTGGCGGGGGTGGGTGGCAGGACGGCGCTCAACACGACACCGAGCACGATCAGCGCGCCGACGACCGAGCCTGAAATGATCAGCGTCTTGCGAAGTCGGTGACGGCGCGGCGGGGTGACGTCGGTGGGTTCGGTGGGTGCGGACATGGTGATCCCTCGGGTAGCCGGACGGCTCGCGAACACCGGTTACTCATCGTATCCGTGATCGTCACCAGAGTGTTAACCGCTGGTTTATACTCGCGACCATGACGGAGCTTGCCGACCGAGACGCGACAACGGCGCCCGCATCCGCCCTGCCGCAGGAATATTACGACGTCCTCGCCTACCTGGTTCCGGCGAGCGACCACGACCCGGACGCGCATTGCGTCGCGGTCACCAGCCTTGACCTGTACCACCTTGACCCCGACACCTCAGAGCGAGTGCGGTCCGGGTGGGCGTTTCTGTGGAATGTGTTGCTGCGTATGGAAAATCGTGGCCTGGTGGTTCGGTCGACGATGCGGGAAGACATGATCGGCACGTCCAGCAGGGCGTACACGGTCGCGCGGATCACCGAGGCGGGCCGACAGGCGTACGCATGCGACGCGCGAACCGCGCGGCCCGCCGAGGATTCGGGGCGGCGTCCACGCGGTTCTGCGCGTCGCGGATAACGTCCTACTGAGCGGTTTTACCGGTGCCGGAACACTGTTTTTGCGAGCCCGCAGGGGTGTGCGGGGGCACCGTTTTTCCCGCTTCCACCGCGAGAGTCTGTCCACAATTTGGGCATGATCCGTTTGCCACGTCTACCTACTTTCGGGCCGCGATGCTGTCCTTGGTCATGATGATCTCGGGTTGCGTGCGATCCTCGCCGCCGGGTGGCGACGACCGTACGGTGAGCAGCACCCAGACGTTTCCGTCCGTGTCGGTGACATGCAATTCCGTCAGCGGAGTGGGGTTCCCCGCCATCTGGACCTGTTCAACTGTGACGATGCCGGGGTGTTCGCCGCTGCTCAGCCGCTCGAACAGAAAGTCTTTGTATCGGTCGGCCCACATGATCAGAACACCTCGCGCGGCATCGTGTACGGCTCGTGCCGGGGGATGCCCGGCCCGCTCACCTGGCGCACCATGGTGAACGCCTGCGCCCCGCTCGCGAAGTTGACACGGACCAGGTTGTGGTTCGAGTGTTTGTCCTCGGGGCCGTAGTCGAAGGTCTCGGCGGAAACGATCTCCGGATGGTCCGCGCCGTTCACCGCGTCGGCGATGATGTCGGCGAGCTCGCGGATTTTCATAGGCACAAGATCCATTCTCGTGGTCGGCGTGACGTGTCGCCCAGGGTAGAGCGTGACCCTGACGGGGGCACCAGGACGCGCCAGGACGTGTTGCCCGCTGGTTTACGCTGGGTGGGTGACGGGACTGACGCGCTACACCCTGCCGGACGATCAGCCGTTCGTTGACTGTCGCCCCACCGGGCATGCCTGCTGGGCGCCCGTCGGTTCGGCGAACTCGGATACGGAGCAATGCGGCCGATGTGGCATACAGCGCACCCCGCGCCGCGAGCCCGGTCTACACGACCCCGTCCACCGGTGGACCATGCACCGAACGGCAGGGGCGCGCGTCGTCGGCGACCAGCGCCAATGGTGGACGTCGTGCCGGGTCTGTGCGGCGGTGCGCGTGAAGACGACCGCGAACGGGGCACTGGTCAGTGACCTCACCTACCCGCCCGGCTACACGGCGGCGGACTGGGACGCTGAGCAGTGTGTTCGCGATCCGGGGTCACTCTGACCTGCTGGTTTGCCCGTGCAAAGTATTGTGCTCTAACCCCTTTTAGGTTTTGCCGAACCTAGGGATAAAGCACATTGGGGGAGCATACTGGGAGCAGGCCCACCCCGGGCCGCTTACCAGGGAGAACACCCCATGAGCGCCACCCCCGCCCCCCGGATCACTGCCACCATGCGCGCCGCACTCGACACGATCGCCGCCGACCCGAGCGCCCCCGGTGTCAGTGGCGCCACGCTTGACCGGCTGAACATGCGCGGCCTCGTCCGGTGCGTACAGCCGCGCGACGCCAACGGCTACGCGCTCACCTTTCCGCGCTGGTATCTCACCCACGCGGCGCAGGTTGCGCGCTCGTCGGGTGTTCGCCCCGCCGTCAACGAGAGCACCACGGACGGTGCCCTGTGAGCGCCGCTGCGTTCCTCCGCAGACACCCGAGCGAAGTGACCACCATGCTTCTCGTCCTCGCCCTGGTCGCCGCGTTCCTGGTCCCCGCTAGCCGCACGCTGCTTGTCGGCGACGTGTTCGGCCCGGTCGCCATCTACCTCCTGTCCACCCTGTCCGCGTTCGGCCACTTCCTCGGGGGTCTGCTGTGAGCACCCGCCCCGCCGCCATCACCCACGTGACCAACGCAGTGATCTACCTCCGACTCTCCGACTTGCACGCCGACGACCTCGACGAGGACGGCAACGGCAAGACGTTCGCCGACCGCGAAACCAAGGTCCGAGAACTCGCCGTGCGACTCGGGTGGAACGTCGTCAAGGTGATCACCGAAAATGACATGTTCACCCGGAACGGGAAGCAACGCAACGCGTCCGCGTTCAAACGGAAGATGATGGCGTTGCCCGGCGGCGGGACCGCCATGCGGGTAGACCGCCCCGGGTTCCGGTCGATTCTCGCCATGCTCACCGACGGCCGCGCAAACGCCCTGCTGGCGGAAGATCTCGACAGGTGTATGCGTGACCCCCGCGACCTCGAAGATCTGATCGACATCGCCGAGGCTCACAAGATCAACGTGAGGTCCCTGTCCGGGTCGTTGACGTTCACCGACGGCGGCACGGACGGCGAAATCACCATGGCCAGGATGATGGTCACCATGGCGAACAAGTCCAGTCGTGACACGTCGCGTCGTGTCCGCGCTGCCCGGGAGCGGATGGCAGGCGAGGAAGACTATCGGGGTGGGCAGCGGCCCTACGGTTTCGAGGTGGACCGCGTGACGCCACGCGCGGACGAGGCCGCGATCATCGAACAGGCATCCCGGCGCGTGCTGCTCATCGACGGACGCCAAGGCCACCGGGCGGACTCCGGACAGCGCACGTCGCTGCGCTCCCTCGCCCGGGAACTTCGCGAAGCAGACGCCCCGTCGCCGACCGGGCGACCGTGGACACCCGCGATGCTGCGCGGCGTGCTGCTCCGCCCGCGCAACGCGGCGCGGAAAACGTTTCGTGGCGAGGAAATCGGGGATGCGCCCTGGGAGCCGATTGTGCCGCTGGACGTGTTCCGGGAGGTGCAACGCATCCTCGACGACCCGGCGCGCAGCACAGTCGGCGGCAGGGCGCCCCGGTGGCTGGGCAGCGGGATCTACCGATGTGGTATTTGCGACGTGACGAGTCTCCAGGTGGGTGGCGGCGCCGGACACGCACCCCGCTACGTCTGTAAGCGCATCAGTCATCTGTCCCGCAACGCGGAACGCACCGACGTATGGGTGCGGGAGAACCTGATCAACTTCCTGTCCCTGCCCGGCGTGATCGACACGTTGTGTATCGAGCAAGAGTCCACTGTGGATGCTCCCGCGTTGCGGGCGGAAGCGCGGGCGTTGCGGCTGAAACTGAACGGGATCGCCGCTGACTACGCTCTGGACCTCTTGGACCGCGAACAGATGTTGACCGTGTCGGCGACCGGGCGCGCGCGCCTCGCCGAGATCCGCGAACAACTCTCGAACGCGGTCAGCGAATCGCCGTTCGCGCCGTTCATCGACGCCGACGACATCGGCGCCACGTTCGACGACCAGCCGCTGAGTGCCCGCCGCGTCATCGTCGACAGTCTGATGACGGTCACGCTCAAGCCGACCGGGCACCAAGGGTCCGTGTTCAAGCCACAATCGGTCTTGTGTGAGCGCCGCGCCGCTGCTTAGCTGGCAGGGCTGGATTCCACTACGCCGCCTGGACTCTGTCACTCCAGTGACGCCGTAGCTCCCATCCGGGAGAGCGAATGGCCGTCCGTCCGTTTGAGATCACCCCCGACCTACGCGAGCTGGCCCGGCGCAACGTCGCCACGTGGGCGCCGCTCACCGCCGACGAAATCGAGCTACTGCGCGAACTGCTCGGCCCGATCAGGAAACGCAACCCCCTTCCCGCCGCCTAGCGGCACGGTAGCGGCCCCCGTCAACCCGGTACGTGCGACCGGACCAGCGGGGGCCTTTGCTACGTCCCAGAGGCAAGGCAGAGGCGCCTACCACACTCGGGAGATTTTTCCCGGCGTCACCCATCGCGTGGTGCAATCGTCGCCCAGCGAATTGCGCACGATCTTCCCGCACACGGCGCAGTATTCCTGCTCGCAGCACCGCCAGTATGAGCAGCACGCCCCGTTGCGCCACGCAGGCCACGGCCAGTTGTCGCGCGACCACACCACCCAGCCGCACGGTTGATCATATGACCACTGATTGCGTAGACGTCCGTACGCCCCCTCGTGCTCGACACCCGGTTTGCCGCGACACCACCGCTTCCGGTCCTTTCGCTGGTGCCCGCGCGCAGTGCGGCTCATCGCCGGGTCGCGTCGCCGTTCCCAGTCACCCCCCATGTGGTCCGCCTCTCGCGTCATTGTCGATGTCGTCCGGCACTGCGCACAGAAAGAACCCGACCTGACCGCACGACGGCGGCACATAGTGAGGCTGATCCCCATACGGACACTGTGGATAGTCGCGTCGGTGAATGTCGCGAATCAGCCGACTCAGCTTGCCGCGTGGTGCGGGGCGAGGTTTGCTGCGCCGTCGAGCCACCACAGGGTTACCTTGCCCCCGGTGGCAGCGTCCGCGCTTCCGGCCACGTCATCGACAGGTGCGCCCACTTCTGGGTGTAATCGTCATACGGGCACACCCAGCCGTCCCGCGTCGCAATCAGCACATGGTGCGAGTCCTGGCCGCACGTGAACGGATGCATCGCGCCCGCACGTTGAAACTCGTTCAATGCGTCCACAATCGACTCAGCCCACGGTGGCTCAATCCGATCCGTCCGCATGGCAAACAACCCCGTTCTCCGTACCGGCATGAGTGACTGCTGTCCGCAATCCATCTTGTGTCCGACCGTGCCCCGGCACTCCGAACACCGTCGAGGGCCCTCACCCATACCGCTCCGCATCTCGTTGACAGCATGGACAGTCGCACGGGTCGGCGCTGCGCCGCGCACACACCAGACACGTCCACTGATCGTCCTGGAAGCGGTGCGGTGTCCGCGCGGGTCGGCCGTCGCCCTCCCAGCCGCACACCGGGCACCAGCGCGCGAGTGGACGGTGCACGGCAATCAAGTGCTGCGTCACTGCGACCGCGATATACAGGACGCCCAACGCCAGCGCCGGGTTATCGCCGACGACCCACAGCACGCCCGCGACCGGCAGCATGATCACAGCCACCGGCGCCCAGACTGTACGCACCGGGCGAGCCCAGATCGCATGTATTGCCAGCAGCATCCGTGTCTGCCGCGCTGCCTGGTCGGGTCCGTCGGCGGGCACGTTCGCCGCACACCGCACACACAGCCCCCGGTCGTGGCTGCACGTCGCGAGTGCCGTGGCGAACACGACCAGCATTGCGCACGCATCGCACGCCATCGCGGCCATCGTGCTCGCGATCGTTGCGCCGAGACCGAACAGGCCCCCGGCGACCAGCCACGCGAGCGCTGAGCCGTGCGCAAACCAGGATGTCAGCGCGGTGGGGGGCTTAGCTTTCCGTGTCGTCACCGAACTGTGCCACTTCCTGCGGATTCCCGGTCGTCGCGCGAGGCCAGAAATTGTTGATACTGCCGATCAGTGCGCGCGCGTACGGCTCCGTCATGCCCACCGCATCGGTTAACGCCGCCAGTAGGTCACTGTCCAATGTAGTCACCGACAGCACGCTGAGCACATCGTTGCCGTGACTGCGCAAATCGTGCGGGGTCACACCGCCGACATGCCGATCCTGTAGATACATGTCCAGGTGCGGACCATAGCGCAATCCGAGTATCGGGTCGAAACGCAGTGGCGCCGTGGCCGTATTCGGCGGGCGTCGCGGACGCAGATGGTCGACGATCAACGCCACCACCTCGTTTTCCGGGACGCCCGCGTTCGTCATCAGCCGGTGCACGGCCGCGTCATACTCGATCCGGGTTGCCTCGTCGCAACATGCGACAGCGTAGGCGATCGCGCCGGACGTGGTGAGCACACACGCCCAGTCTTTGCCGTACGTGATCGCGACGCCATAGCTACCGTTCGGCAACACTTCCGACCGCGCCCACAGTCCATCATCCTCACCGTCACCAGTGGACGCGTGCTGGCCGGTCACGTGTACAGCCGCAGTGACAGCACCGACAACGCATAGCCGCGATACTCGTCCAGTTCATCGGGCCGCAAGTCAGCTTGAGTGCGCGGCTGGTCGAGCGAGCCGCCCTCGTACTCGAACCGCAGCATGGCGTCTACGCCCGCGTCGATGTCCGCCTCGTTGATCTTGTCGGGCGGATGCGTGTCGAGGTAGAAGTCTGTCTTGCGCCGTAGCTCCGCTGCCTGCCACCAGGCCCGCCATTCGGCCAGCAATGTCCGCGCGGTCTCACCGTCTACTGTGGTCATTCGCTCTCCGTCAGTCCATGTGTGGTGATCAATGGTGCGACCATGCTGGACGCCAGCGCTTCCACGATCTCCGCGTGGCCGATGCGCGCGCCGTGTTCGGTCGCGTACCGCGCACATTCCACCCCCCGGGTTTGGCTGTCTGGTCCGATCATGCCGCCCGTTTGAAAGGCCATCGTCTCAAAGATCGCGGGGAACGGACTCCCCGGCATCGAATCCAGGCCATCCCAGATCGTTGACACCGTCCACTCGTCGCCCGCCTCCCCGACGGCGGTGATCCTGGTCAACGCGATATGGCGGTATGCCGGGTTTTCGAGCAGCCGTCGCCATTCGTCCACAGATATGTTATTGCCGTCGCGATCATAGAAATGCAATACGCTCATCGGAGCTATTTCCCCCGCCGCAATTCAATCGCTGGCGTCGGTGTCCTCGACCCCGAGACGTGCCAGCACATCCCACACAACCCGGTCGGTTTCGTCCGGTGTCAACGTTTCGTCCACGACAATCACCGTCTGTCCGTTGTCGACGACGTACCCGCCGCACGGCACGCCCAACGCAGCACACACAATCAGGATGTCGGTATTCTGACGCATTCAGCGCGTCCCATCCGTACAACGCGAGGACCACTGCCCCCCGCTATGGTGGCGAGAACAAAACTCCACTGTTCCCTTGGGCCCGTCACGCTATCGAGGACCTAGCCACCGTCTACAAGGGTGCGGCAACCGCTGCACCCATTTGGCTCAGCGTCAACCCCCGCTTGGTTGGCACCAACCCAGATTTTCGCTACTGATCGTTACGTGTCTCGGCGGCGCGTTCCCGCGCAAGCCTGGCCAGTTCGGCCGTCGCATGCATCCGCACCTGCTCGCGCGCCACCCGCAACCGTTCCGGCTGCAACGGTTGTAGGGACACGATCGTGACGTCCGCGTCGTCCATCGTGGATGGCATGTAGGCGTAGAGGCCAAGACTCACCTCGAACGCTTCGACGATCACCCGTGCGGGCATGGCAAGCGCCTCCGCCAACGCGAATATCACCGTGTTCGCGGGGATGCCCTCGAATCTGCCCGCCGCGATGTTATTGATGCTCTGGCGCGCGATCTTGCGCCCGGCCCGGGTGGCGCGCTCCGCTAACGGCCCGTGGCCTAGCCCCGTCGTGGCCTGGACCTGCCAAATCAACTCCTCGATGCCGACCGGCGCCGGGGGCCCGCTCAGCTCGTGCTCGGTAACATTCCTACTCCCGTGCTCATCAGTGCCCATGGCGCTGTCCTCCGCAGGTGAGACGGCAGCCCCGAGGTCTAGGGGGTGCTTGGCGCAGAGTAAACCACGGGGCAACTCGTGTGGCAATCGGCCATTGCCAGACGGGCAACATCGGCCTACTGTCAGCCTCCTGATCAGCGCCATCGCCCGGACGTCACTATCCGGTGCCGATGAGCGAAGCCACGGGAGCACCGTGACTACCTACGTGCGAGTGCGCGACCACCAGGAATTTCAGCGCCTGGTGACCGCGACCGGTCGTGCTCAGGCGCGGCTCGCCACCGAAGCGGGAATGACCCCGCAATCCCTGTCGCAACTTCTCGCCGGACGCCGATCGCGGGTCACCGTGGAAACGGCCGTCCGGATCGAGCAATCGTTGAATATCAAACGCGGCACACTGTTCCTTTTGGACGGTGGGCCTGTGCTCGCCGACTACGTGGACATTCACGCGGCATAAACCCGCGCACCCCAACATCTTTCACGTATTCGGCGAGGAGTCCACCGTGTCCATTGTTGTCGTTGACGCACGCACACACGCCACCACCAGACGGCATCCGGCCGTCGAATTCGTGTTGTGGCTGGTCTGGCGCGTGCACGCAATCGCCTCACTTCTGGCCACGGCAGCGATATGCGCCGCCGACACGGCCACCACATTCGCGCGCAACCGCCAGCACGGGCCTTACATCGTCCTGATTGGCGTCGTTCTTTTGCTGTCCATCATTCCCGCGCTAGCCGGGCATTGAAACGGAGGCAATTCCCTTGCATAGCTTGACGTCTTTCACTGTCGACCAGGTGACATGTCGACCGCCGCAAATCTGGGAACCGTCGACCGTCACCGTACGGCCGATAGTGCAACTACTGCCCACCGGCTGCTATTGCGACGCGGAGTACGGACAGATCGACGCCGCCATGTGTCTGTATCTCAGCGCGGATGCGTACACATGGGGCTCCGGCGAGCCGTTCGCGCGATTCGTTCCGGCCGGTGCGTCATGACCGTGACCGACGCCGCCGAGCCATTCGACATCGAAGACGCGTTGACCACCGTCGCACAGTTGCGGCGCCGACGTGACCCCGGCAGCGTCACCACCATTCGCATTGCCGATTTGACCGTCGACTACATGCGCAGCAAATTCGGTCCCGAAGCACACGAGACGGTAGGGCTCGCGTTCGTGTGGGCGGCGGCCACCCTCGGCGCACTCGTCACCGAAATCGACGACATGCCGCCCGCCGCGCTGCTCAACGTGCTGGCGTTCACCGGGCAGCGCCTGACCACAGACGCGCGTCTCGCCGACAACCGGGCGGGCCTGTCATGTCCGTGATCGTGCATCGGTGCGTCGCGTGCGGACACCCCGACATGTGGCATGAGAACAGCGGCGGTTGCGCGCACGGATACTGCGCCGCGCACGACCCCGTGTACGGGCCGTCCGAAATCCTGCCGACCTATGACACGCACGGGAAACGGGTCGCCGCGATCGCGTCACCGGGGACCGCGTTCCGCGCGTTCGGGAAAGGTGTCGTCGACCTCTGTGGCTGTCACACGTGCCACGCGCTGTACACGTCCACTCGGGACGGTGCGGCGTGACGTTGCTCGCGATGCCGACGATCATTCGCGCCGACGCGCGCTCGTTGCCCCTCGACGATCGCAGCGTCGACCTGGTCGTGACGTCGCCACCCTACTTCGGCATGCGTTCCTATCAGGACGGCGGCCGACACTATGAGTCGCAAATCGGCAGTGAGGCCACGCCCATCGAATATCTGGACGCATTGTGTGCGGTCACCCGCGAATGCATGCGGGTGCTCAAGCCGACAGGTTCGTTGTGGGTGAACCTGGGCGACAAATACGGCGGCGCCGCGTGGGCCAATAAGAACGGGACCGGTGAAAGTGGACTCACGGGCGTTGTGATCACCGAGCGAACGCAAGCCATGGCAACCGCCCGATCACTACCGGGCACCCGCCAGAAGTCGCTGATCGGCATCCCGTGGCGCTACGCGTTGCGCTGTACAGACGACCTCGGACTGATCCTCCGCGCCGAAGTGATCTGGTCGAAGCCGAACGGGCTACCTGAATCCGTGACTGACCGCGTGCGACGGTCACACGAACAATGGTTCCATTTCACGCTACAGCCCCGGTATTACTCGGCGGTCGACGAGATTCGGGAAGCGACCACGCGGACCGGGCTCACCTGGGCAGAACGTAAGGCGGCGGGCAACCGCACGCACGCACCCGACAACGGACATGCAACCGGGGGCCCTGGCATGGCCGCGCACACGCTCGGGAAGCTGCCCGATTCTGTGTGGACAGTCGCCACGCAGCCGCTGACCGTGCCCGAATACCTGGGCGCCGACCACTACGCCGCGTTTCCGACCGAACTCCCGCGTCGCATCATCCTCGGGTGGTCGCCCCGCGACGTGTGCACCGTGTGCGGCGAAGGGCGTCGGCCCGTATCCGACCGGGAATCCGTCCTGCGTGGCTACGCGAAGGGGCGTGTCACCAACCTTCCCAACATGCTTGACGGTCGGCAAGGCGCACGACGCGCCAGCGCGATCACAGTGACCGGGTACGCATGTGCCTGCCCGGATGTGAGCGCCGCCAGCACGCCCGGCGTTGTCGTCGACCCGTTCGGGGGCACCGGCACTACCGCCCTCGTCGCGACCATGCTCGGACGCAGCGGGATCACCGTGGACGCGTCCGCCGACTATTGCCGGATAGCGCAATGGCGTTGCCACGAAGCGAAAGAACGCGCCCGCGCCGCTGGTCTCGACCCGGACGCCGTGTCGAAGATCAAACCACCGGGCCGTGACCAAGGTGACCTGTTCGCCGAGGACGGTGCGGCATGACCACGCCGAAACCGTGGACGATCCCGCTCAACGGCACGCCATGCATCCAATGTGGACAGCCAGCAGACCACGTGAGCGTCTACCCAGCTGGCCGCGTCATCGTCCACAACAGAGGCATCGTCAGCGGGCCCTGCGCCCTCGCCAACCCCATTATCCCAGTACAACCGGAGTGCACCATGGCGGAAGACACGCACACCACCGCACTAGACCAGCTCGCCGACTGGATCGAGGCATATCGGCGCGCCCACGAACAAGCCGGGCATTACAAGAACCTCGCCGACAATATCCAGAAAAAGATCACGAACGCGCTCGACAAAGCAGACGCCACCGTCGGCACCGTCGCAGGCGCCCCCGTCGTCCGGTGGGTGCCGGTCACCTCCTACCGCATCGACACGGTCACCTTGCGGGCCGAACACCCGATCATCGCCGCCGACTATTCGGTGCCGATCGTCAGTCGGCGTTTTACGGTAGTCGGCCCCGCCGCGACGCTCGCCGAGTCCGCGTGATGGCGATCATCCAATGCCCCTGGTGCGGGCGTGACGCACCCACCCGGCTGGACGGACTGCTCGCGAAACACAAGCGCACCACCCGATCCGGGGGGCGAGCATTCAAGATGTGGTGCGAAGGCGGCGCGTCAACCACCCTCGACCTGCCCCCATCCCAACGGGACTATCTACGTCGCCAGTGGCGCGACGACCACGGGCGGCGCATCGGGGGTGACACCCCATGACACTGTCCACGTTCACGCCGTCCGCTCGGCGCGGTGAACATCCCATCGCGGCCGACCTGCGCGGCGTCATCACCGAAGCCGCCCGGCGGGCGCCACGCTCCCAACAGGTCGCGCTCGGACCCTCCGAAATCGGCGAACCGTGCGCCCGGCAACTCGCCTACAAACTCATGCATCATCCGGCGAGCAACGCCGAATCCGACCCGTGGCCCTCCATTGTGGGCACCGCTGTACACGAATGGCTCGCGTCCGCGTTCACCGCCGCCAACACCCGGCTGGGTCGCATTCGGTACCTCGTCGAACAGTCCGTGACGATCCGCGACGGCCTGTCCGGCACGTGCGATCTGTACGACGCCGACCACGCGCGAGTGATCGACCACAAAGTACCGGGCGCCACGTCCATGACCGAACAGAAAAAGCGCGGGCCGCGCGCCGGATACCGGTCACAGATCCACCTGTACGGGCTCGGGTTCGCGCGCATGGGCCTGCCGGTACGGGACGTGGCGCTCGCCCTGTATCCGCGTGGCGGCCTGCTCTCCGGACTCTGGATATGGAGCGAACCCTATGACGAGACGGTGGCGCTCGCGGCGCTCGCCCGCCATGACGCGATCCTCGAAGCCGCGAGCGCGTTGGACGTGAGCGGCCACCCAGACCGGTACCGGATGCTGCCCCGGGAAACCGGCCACCACTGCACCTACTGTCCCTTTTGGAGTGCCGGTCCGGACACGGGCGACGGATGCCCCGGCACGCTCGCGGACGGTGCACCGTGAACCAGACCACACATGCCTGCCCCGGGTGCCGACGATCCGTGGTCGCCGCGCGATTCGCGTGCGGACCGTGCTGGCGACAGCTGCCCGCCGACCTACGGCGCTCCCTCTGGGACACCTATCAGATAGACCGTGACGGCCACACCCGCGCCATGACACGAGCACGCGCCTGGTTTACCGACAATCCTGTGAGGACACGTTGAGCTACAACGAATACACCGATGAATGCTCCGACGACTACGCCACCGCCGAATCGGTCGGCAGCGTCGCCGACACTCTCCTGAGCGCCGCGAACGAGGCCATCGCCGCGCTCGGCGCCGAATACGAATCCCTCAAAGACACGTTGTCCTATAAGACTTCCGCGCTCGGCTCCGCGCACGCCGAACTGATCGCGTTGCACCGGCGGCTACGCCAGTACCGGACCGGGAGCCACAACCCGCGCAACATCTACCGGTCCGGTGCCGACCGCGACACGGACGAACACATCGGGGTCATGTTCACGCCCGAAGTAGCGCGCCTCGTGGTGTGGGCGCTCAACACCCACGTGACGCCGAACGCCTCCCGAGTGGACGAGGCGAACGCCCGATGAGCAAACACATCGTGACCATCGTCCGATTCGACTACACGCTGACCGATCCGCAGTTCACCGCGTTCGAGCACGACGACCCCTTGGGGATGGCCATCGACGCCTACCTAGACCCCGAACCCGGCGACGCATTCGACGTCACCGTGCATTCCATTGTGGAAGCGGAGAACGCGACGTGACCGCCGCACTGTTCCCGCTCACCGACGACGCCGACATTGACATGCGCGCGCTCGCCAAAGTGAGTTGCCGAGACCTGACCGTCAACCAACGAGCCATGATCGGCGCGGCCGTCCTCGACCGGTACACCAGCCCGGACGCCCGGACACCGTCCCCCGCTGGTGGCGGCGTGATGCGGCAACCCGTCACGCGCAGCGCCGCCGCGCGCATGTTCGACGTGTCCACCGCGCAAATCGACCGGGCCCGCATCGTCACCAACCGTGCAATCGACGAGTTGAAAACCGCAGCCTACCAAGGGAAAGTGCCGATCACCACGGCCGCGCGGGTCGCCACCACGATGACGCCAACCGAGCAACGTCAGTTTGTGCGCAAAGTAGCCGGTGGCGCCAAGCCACGCGTTATCGCGCCCCCCGACGGGCGGCCATCCGGCGCATTGCCCCCCATCGTGGCCAAGCCGATCACCGGCACCGCGCGCATCCGCAAACGAGTCAACGTCCTCGACGCGGACACCATCGCACGCATTACCGCCACCTGGTCCGGGTACGCGTTCGGGCTCGCCGACATCACCGGCATCGACCCTGCCGCCACCGCCGACCAATGCGAACAGTGGGCGCGCAGCATCACCGCGACCATCAAAGCACTGAGCAGGCTCCGCAAACTCATCAGGGAAACGGACACGACACCATGACCGAGACCGCGTCCACAGTAGAACTGCTGGTCGTTGACACGTTGATCGTCGACCACGATGTACAGCGACCGCTTGACGAGCAACGGGCCGACCGGATGGCCGCCGACCTGCGACCCGAAGCGCTCGGCGTGCTGCACGTCTCGCAACGCGGCAACGGCGCACACCACATCATCGATGGACAGCACCGCGCCGCCGCCCTGCGCCGTGCTGGCCTCGGCGACACCACCGTGCGCTGCGTCGTCTACACGGGACTATCCCGCGCGACCGAAGCCGCGATGTTCGTTCGGCTCAACGAATCCCGCAACGTCATGGCGATCGACCGGTTCCGTATCAGGGTCGTCGAAGGTGACCCGGTCGCGGTCGCCATCACCGACCTGCTCACTGAATACGGGTGGCGTGTCCAATCCAGCACCAGCGACGGATCGTTTTCGGCGGTCGCCGCGATCGAAACCGTGTTCCGGGGCGCGAAAATGACCGACGGCGAAGCCAATGTGGACGCGTGTCACACGCTGCTCGGGATCATTACGGCCGCGTTCGGGCACAACGCGGATGGTGTCCGCCGCGAAATCGTCGCCGGACTCGGCCGGATCGTGCTCCGGCATGACATCGAACTCGACACCCGCAAACTCGTCGGGGAAATGTCGACGTTCCCGGGCGGCGCACGCGGCATCGTCGGTAAAGCCAAGGCGCTCAAAGACTTGCGCAACATCAACGTGTCGGATGCCATGGCGGAATTCTTGGTGAGCCTGCACAACAAAGGCAAACGCACGCGGCGGCTACCCGAATGGCGCACCAGCTAGGCCACTGACAACCGACCTCGTCAACGTCCACAACAGAGAGAACAGTGATCATGCAACTTGACACGTATACGCCGCCCAGCTCTGATGACGGCGACCGGTTGCCCGCGAAAGAGATGGCGGGGCGCCCGCTGATCGTCGCCGTACGCGAACACCGCACCGGCATCAAAACGGCGTTCAACTCCAACCCTGCCGACCCGGCGAAATACAAGCCGGAAGGGGGCGACGCGATCGGCCTCGACGTCGCCGACCTGTCCACCAACGCCATATATCTGGGCGTGCTGTGGTTCAACGGGGCCATTGTGGACGGTTTGCGCCCCTATGTGGGGCAGACGCTTCCGGTCAAGCTCGTGTTCACGGCGGCGAAAGGCGGGGGGAACGCGTACCTGGCGCCGGAACCGTTGGACGGGGCAGAGTTGGCCGCCGCTCGCGGGTGGGCGGCGAGCAACCCCACCCGGTTCGAGACCGAACGCGCCAGCCGGGCGGCCAACGGCATTCCGCCGATCCCGGGAGCACCGGACGCGCCGCCCGCGTGGGCAGCGCCCGTCAACCACACGGCAACCCCGCCGCTCGCCTACACGGCAGCGACCACCACGCAGGTTCCGGTTGCCACGCCCGCGTATGCGCCGCCTGCCGCTGCGCAACCGTCCTATGTGGCGCCCGCCGCGACGCCCACGTACGACCCGAACGATCCGGCGGTGCAAGCGCTGCTCGCGCAGATCGCGAACGGACAGATCCCGGTCCCGCCCGCGTGAACAGTCCACTAGAACCGAGCGCTGACATTCGGCAATTCTCGTCGGCCATGCGGCAAATGTTTGTGGCCTTGACGTTGGAAGGATTCACCGAAAAACAGGCACTCGTGATCATTGGTCAAGTGCTGGCCGGTCGATCACCCGGTAAATGAACAAGGAAAGGAATGCCACTGTGGACAATCAGCAGACGCTGATCACCGGCTATCGGGAACTCAACCCGGCCGAAATCGACGCCGTCAACCTGATCAAAGGCGCCGAAATCGACCTCGGTCACCTGTGGCGGGATTTCTTCGAGTCCGGCACCGTCGATGTTGACCGCCGGTGGATGGCGGTCGCGAAAACCCACTTTGAGGAAGGGTTCTCCGCGTTCGTCCGCGCCATCGCGCAACCCGTGCCGAGGTTCTGACACGCCGCACCGAACACAACTCCATATCGTCTCGTCCGGTGGCCGACCCGCAGATAAGAGCGAGCAGCACACGGTTTCCCAGCAGAGAGCGGGTGGACCAACTCGCCGCCACCATCCCCGCACCAGGTCAACGCAACCCCGGCCCGGAGGCATGTCCGATGGACACCACCACAGCCCCACCCGACATGCTCACCGTGGCGTTGGCCTGGTGCGCGGCGGGATTCTCCGTGATCCCCACCGCCACCAACGGAACCAAAGCCACGCTCGGCACCTGGAAGACAAACCAGGAACACGCCGCCGACACTGCCACCGTCACCGGATGGTTCCGCAATGGACACCCCGGGCTCGGCGTTGTGTGCGGCACTGTCAGCGGCAACCTCGAAATGCTCGAACTGGAAGGGCGCGCCATCCTCGACGGAACCGGCGAACGGTTCCTTGCCGCCCTCGACGAATGCGGTTTGGGTGAGGTGAAACGGCGCGTCCTCGCCGGATACTGCGAACAGTCACCCAGCGGCGGAATCCACATCCTGTACCGGGTGGACGGAGCGCCCGTCGCCGGAAACGCGAAACTCGCGCAGCGGCCCAACCCCGCCGAGGACGGCGCGCGGGCGTATCCGCTGATCGAAACGCGCGGCAGCGGCGGGTACGTGGTCGTCGCGCCCTCGCACGGTCCCGTGCACCAGAGCGGCAGACCCTGGGTGCTGGTCGCGGGCGCACCGTCCACTATCGCCACCATCAGCGCCGACGAATGCGCGGCACTCCATTCGGTCGCGCGCAGCTTCGACGAAATGCCCGCGCCCGACCCGATCCCCGATCCGGTCGCGATTGAACGCGGCGGCGGGCGCCTGCAACCCGGCACCGACTACAACGAACGCGCGAGTTGGGACGAGGTGCTCGGCCCCGCTGGCTGGGTCGCGGTCACCCGCAACGCGGTGCGGACACTGTGGCGCAGGCCCGGCAAGCGGCTGGGTGTCAGCGCGGCGACCGGCGGCGCGAGCGGCGACTTCCTGTACGTGTGGACCACATCCACCGAACTGCCCGCCGAGGTCGGCTTGTCGAAATGGCGGGCGTACGCGCTGCTCCACCACGGCGGCGATTTCTCGGCAGCGGCGAAAGCTCTGGGCGTGCTCGGTTACGGTAACCCCGTCGAACAGCCGCACCGTCCCGTGTTCACCGTCCTGCCGGGAGGCGGCAACGCGCTCGCGCCCGTCGTCGAGCTGGTGCCCGCCACCACCCACAGCAGAACCGACGACGCCCTAGCCCTCGCCCTGGTCGACGCGTACGGGTCCCGCATCCGGCACTGCGTCGACTGTGGCCAGTGGGTGGACTGGTCCGGTCAACGCTGGGAGCACGGGCCCGCCGCGACCGACACCGTCCGCGAACACGCCAAGACGATCGGGCGTGCCCTGCCTGACCAGGAGAGCGCCGACGTCCGGCACAAGGTGCATGCCCTGTCCGCGCAAGGCACCACGAACATGCTCACGCAGGCCCGCTCCGACCCGCGCGTCACCGTCCGGCATGACCAGTGGGACGCCGACCCCTGGGCGCTCAACACGCCCGGCGGCGTCGTCGACCTGCGCACGGGCGGCGTCCGTCCACACGACCCCGCCGAACGG